ATACCGATGCAGGAGTCTTAGAAGGTTTGCCTTTGCCTGCTTTCTTAGCACCGTAAGACGAGCCAAACGCTCCCATCTGTGACTTTGAGGTTATTGGCGTATGTTTTCTACCCTTACCCTTCTTAGTTTTACCACAAGGCATAATAAACCTCCCTACTTCCTACTATAAGGTATACTCATATCGCTCTTCCATACGTTTCTTATTGCTTCGTTTAACTTATCTATAGTGCTTTTGCTGTTCTTCTTAGCCTTTTCCTCAGCCTTTGGCTTTATATACTGCAACTCTTTTTCACATCCAGTAGTTAAGAACTGCCACCCACGAGCACCACCCCAAGTCATTTTCTGTTTACACTTATCACAAACAGGAGCCTCACCCTTTGGCATGTTTTCCTCCATACCTAATACTTTACTTTATCCCCATCCTCCTCCGATACGACTTGCAATACCCATGCGCCGTTACCAACATCTTCCATACCCCACATACCCACCCCACATTAACCCCCTGCATGTACTTGCACGAATAACAATCATCCTCGTCCAACACGTCCCACGGTCGCTCCCTATAGCCACTCTGTAGCCGCTTAGTCATTATGTTATCCATGTATATCTTAGGTAATTGTGCAATATTACTCATTGGCCATTATACCATCCATGTATATCTTCGGCAGTTGGGTTATGTTAGGCATTGTTCTCCATGCGTGAATGTGTGTGTGTTTGCGAATGCGAATGTGTGTGGGGAGGTTATTAACGCAATAGCGTTGGCAATTCGGAATCCGTCCCGGTCTCCCCCCACCTCATTGCAATTTACCATATTGTTGATAACTTGGCACTTATCCACATCTTTATTCACAACCTACTATCTCCATAATACTATTAACTATTGTTATATACTAGTCCGATAAAGACTATTATGTTAACTTCGACAATCTTGTCAACCTTGCAATACTATTATGCAATTTGAGATATACACAAGAATTATACATAGCAAATAATGTATTATGGATCACTGTCTGAATGCTCATTATCAACTGGGGCATTATTGTTTGGTGCATCTGGACCTGGATCTGCAAGCGAATGAGTGGAAGAGGTTGATATATACTCCGGCATATATTTTTCGATCACGCTAGTGGCAAGTGGAGTTAGCGTTAGATTGTTTTGCTGATTATAAATATTGGTTATATAGCTAGTTCCATCGCGATTGGAGAGAATAGTAGCGCCTTCTAAGGTCCGCTCGGTAGCTTTTAAGACTATTGGAAGGTTTGCGGTGGTATGAGGCAGGAGAAGAAACGATTCCCAGTTTTTAATTGCCTGGTCTAAGAATGAATAATAAAATCCTTTTCTATACTCATCGACCTTTTTCTTATTGTCTTCATCGGTAGCGATTCGCCAGGCTGTTTTTAGTGAAATATTAGTTTCTTTTGCAATGTCTTTATATGGGAGTCCCGAAGCTTGCAATGATAAAACCTTATTTATAATGTCAGGATTTTTCTTAAGTCTTCGTCCAGGCATAATACCATTATTTACATGCATATTAAAATGTCAAGTAAAATCGTAATTGGTTAGAGATACAATCATATTGCCTAAGTCATAAAGTCTCAACCTAAGGCGTTTGGCTAAGCCTATTTTTGAGCAAGACAATTGTTAGTGTTTATTTATATATATAATAGTTTTATTGCCTATAGTATTTTGTTAAAGTGAATAATTACAATATTTTATAATATGAAATAGTATAACACTATGATATCGTTATATAATATCAATAATACAATACATAATAATAACAAACACTTACAAAAGCACCATATAACCCCTTGATATTATTGAGTGCAAAATAGCAAAACATATAATATCTCATAATATCGCATAATATCTTATAACTACCTATCATAGACCTATAATTTCGAGGTCGTTTTTGAGTTAAGTATACGAAACTATTCAATAAGCCAGTATAACAAAATAGTACAGGTATATATATACAAATAAACACTAACAATAATACTAACTTACTCTACGAATTTAGTATTGTATTTTTTTTTTTTTATATAATAATATTATATAGTTATAGTATATTAGCAATAGCTAGTTAATACACCTGTACGATTATGCTATACTGCGTTATCTAATAATATCATATACTTAGGTTAAAAATGGCACTTAACATATTGAAATCATTACAGTCTCAAATTGCCTTAATCCCTATAGTATTATGTTATACTGAGATAGTTAATAATATTATATAGTTAAGTCAAAAACAACAGTTAACATATTGATATTATTGGTTTCTCTCTGTCCATGGTTTTCCCTTTGATTTGCTGGGGGGAAAAATCGCTGACTTGCGGTAGCGTCCCGATTTTCCCCTTTCCTTCGATTTAATATTTTTTCAAATTATTTTTATACTCCAAAAAGTGATTACTTGCATACTAAAAAGTTATTCACAACCCGAATTGAATAATTTCACTAATTTACCTCAAAACTGTGGATAACTCCCTATTAAATTGGTTAATACCCCCCTATTATTTTTAATTAGGACATATCTTTACGATATTATTATATAATCCAAAGTTATCAACCTCGGTATAAAAATACTTGCATTTATTATGTAAACTTTGGAGTAAAAACACCAATAAAATCAATATGGCATTGTTGGCATACCACATGCAGTATACTTTTTTACCATGCCAACAGAAAATAATAAGAAAACCTATTCAAGAATGAAAGCAAGGAAGATAATTAAAAAACTTATTCCTGATTTACCGAGGAACATTGTTGTTCACCATCGAGACTTAGATCCCTTTAATAATAATACAGACAATTTAAGATTAATGTGCTTTGAAGATCACATGTCATACCACGCTTCTATTTCAGAAAATTGGGGAAGGAAAATAGATACCCAAAAATTATTATCAAAATTGGAATCATATTTGATTATTTATAATAATTATTGACCAAAACCAAAATCAAGGAGGAAGGGAAAATGACTGGTATAGAAATTAGAACTAAAATAAAAGAATGTTTGACTAAAGGGAAAAATGATGATGGTAACATTCATCAATATGTTTGGGGTAAAGATAAATGGGATATGTTTTATGTTACCCTATTAGAACTTCAGAATCTAAAACTACAGGGGATTATTAATTATTTGGGTAATTTTGGATATAATACCTATTTTTATGAACTTAATAAAAATTAGGGAGGAAAAAAATGATCACAATAGAATGCAGAAGAAAAAAATCCTGTGGCTGGATCACTGACATCGAAGAGACAAGCGAAACCAATCCAAATATCTGCCCCAACTGTGGCGGAGGGCTAAAAAACGCATATACCGGTGAGGATTACCCAGAGGAAACACCAGAGGAAACACCAGAATAAAATCAAAAGGGAGGAAAAGGAAAATGACAAAGCCTATAATCATCACTTATGGAAAGACCACCTATCGCCTTTGGCCGACGTATTGTCAAAGGCTACAGGGTAGTATGTGGGTTGAGTGCTCGGAACAGATATTTAGAATATTAAAGGAGGTACCAAAATGAAGGGCATAATGATTTGCCCAAAATCAGGAACCTGTAAAATGTTTAAGGGTTTTATTCCCAAAGTGTCTGTCATATGTGTCTATCGCGACTATAAAGTAAAAGACAAAAAGAGGATGGGACTATGTTTAAACAAGGAGGATAACAAATGAAAGGAATAATAATTGCCATACCAATTTCAATTTTAATGTGGATCGGGATATTGCTTTTAATAAGGTGGATATTCTAACAATTCAACCAAACAAGGAGGAATGCTAAAATGGAACATCAAGAGTTTATTAACAAAATGAATGAAGTTGCTCAGAAGTTGGGAATGGTGTTTGAACCTTTTGATACGGAGTTTAAAAATAACTTAGGAGAGATAAAAGGTGAGCCAGCTAACTTTTGGGTTTCAAATGGAGGTTGGAAACAAGAAAATAGGATTTTTATTTCTCCGGCGTGGCCTATAGATAATAGTGGACATACGTGTATGCCTTATGACAGGGAGAAGTTAGCGATTACGGTAGATCAAAACTCTACTATCGACAAGATTGTATCAGCCATTAAAAAGCGATTTATGCTAGCATATTTGCCTAAATACCAAGAAGCTATAAAGATTAAAAATAATAACGACGAATACGATACCAAGAAAACAGGAAATTTGGACATATTAACTGAATATTTCGGAATGCAAGCAAATAAGAATGAAAAGATTTACCCCCATTACAAAGAAAATAGTTTTATGCCTTATTCAATCGAAGTCACTAATGAAAACGCCAAATTTGAACTGGATCTTTCAATTGAAAATGCCATAAAGGTATTTGACTTATTAAAGACTTTATAAACCCAGGAGCGGAGGGACGGGGCCAACCAAAGGCCAGCGTCCCCTCCGCCTATCTAATTAAAAGCTGACCTATCGGCTAAACGGGGAGTGAATAAGAGACAAGGTCGGAGGGAGACCGACATCCGAGGGTACCCGTGGTGGCGGGTGCAACCAAATTAAAAGAAGGATTAAATAAAATGGGGATATCAAACAAATATACCTTATGCATTAAATGTGAAACATTATCACAATGTTTCACTGAACTATGGCTTAAATGTAGGCTAGTAAAGTCTGGTTTCTACTGCCCAAAATGCAAGGTAACATTTGAGGTAGTACAAAGACAAGGACAGGACGCCAAAGTCTTGTCCTCGGTCAAATAGTAAGGTAAGGAAAGGTAACTTATGATTGGTTATCATTGTACCACTCCTAAAAAGTTAAAAAGATACATCGCTACAAAAGCAATTCTTCCGCCAATAAGATTTTGGATTTACAAAAAGAGTGCTATAAATTGGGGAAAGAAGACAGGAAGAACTATTTTGCTACATTTTGAAGTAAAAGAGGCATATCCCTTGCCAGACCATAAACCTAGTGGTCATGCTTATTGGAGTCCAGAAGTAGTTAGAATATTTAAGGAGACAAAGGAGGAATAATTTTATGGACTTGTTAAATGTATTCATCATTTGTGTAGGCATTTTGGCCATTTCGATTGTTGTTGCACTTATCCTAGTACAGTAAAAGGAGGTTTGGAATGACCATTGAGCAGCTCAAGGAAAAGTTAAAAAAGGATTATAATTACTGGAATGAGGAAAAAACCAAAGGTGATTCTCCGTTTTTAATAGGATATCTCTTAGCTTTAAACTATGTAATTGAATTGATTAAACTTTATGAGGATGTAGAAAAAGGAAAATAAACTCTAAAATTTCTTGCTCTAACTATTGACATTGTTATTTGACTTTGTTAGGATAGAGTACATTAAAAGGAAGATTCAATTTGGATTCAATAAAATTCTATGGATATTTGGTTGTGAAGGAGCTTGAGTATGGGCAAGGAAGAAATACAAACGGCAAAGATAATCCGCAAACTAATGATCGACAAGGACTTAAATATGGCGAAGATTGCCCTGGAGTGCGGAGTGTCCCGGCAGGCAATTTGGGCAGTCATCACCGGAAAGAGTGAATCGTATTTACTCCGGTTTGCCATTGCCAAAATGCTTGGTATAGACATTAAAAGGATTTGGAAGTAGAAATAGTCAAAAGGAGGATTGTATCATTTGACTTGCCCAAACATTAACCGATCTAAACTACCTTGTTCCTACTATCTGAAAAGTGGATTTTGCACTTTAAAATCCCAATTCCGATGTTTGGAATACATTGCTTGTCACGAACCTTCTCTTTCGCATTCCGCTCTAAAGGATTATTACGTTTGCCGATACAAATATTGGATGAGTTGGATCGAAGGATTGAAGTTGATTGATCCTACTGTACGATTGATTATGGGCAAGATCGCCTCTCAAGTTTTGGGGGAAGTGCATAAAAAGGAGGGCAGTATCAATGAAGCGTTCGACATCATCAAAGCATATCAAGACAAATTCAAAGACTTATCGTTTGATAAAAGTGAGATCCCTCGTGAATTATTGCTCATGGAGGGTTTCTTCTTGGCTTACTGCACTTTGGTGTATGCTGAACTCAAGGGTGAAACGGAGAAGGAGTTTATTTTCCAAGAACCAGAATACCCAAGAGTACACGGATTCACGGACTTGGTTTGTTTAGATGGCACTGCGGGTTATGAGTTCAAGTATTCTGCATCACCGGAATTCTATATGAAGAAGTTCATTATGGAACCACAGTTAGGAATTTATTTCCTCGGTAACCCTGAACTGCAACGGATAACGGTCAGAGCATTGAGAGTTCCCAACTTCAAAAAGGGAAAAGAGGAAACGAAGGAAGATTTTGTATCAAGGGTGAAAAAGGATGTTCTTAGGCAACCCAATCATTATATTATGGAAATGTCATTCTGGAGGAATGAATTTGACTTGGAACTATTAAAAGAGAAGTTGCGATTGACAGCACAAGAGATGTATTCTCTTGGCTCAGACAAAGAGAAATACTATCAGACTTCCAATAGAGATAACTGTTTCAAGTGCCAATTCATTGACGTTTGTTCTTCGGGTGTAGTAAGCAAAACGATTTACAAGAAAAGGGAATTCAAGAATGTTTCCACGCAAGATTTTAAGTAAAGATTATCTCAGATTAATAGATTGTCAAAAGTATAGCTATAAAAAGGAGGAACGAAAAATGAAGACATTTAGTTTGAAGGATGTTTATGCTTGTGATCCATGTGAAGAAGAGTGGAGTAAGTTTAATAAATTTCTTTCAGGTCGTAGGTATAATTGGAGTCAACCAGTTACCAGTGATTGTATTAAAGAGATTAAAAGTATTTATCCTATCTGGTATAAATGGCTTTTAGAAAAAGGACTTGTTGAAGAAGAAAAGAAAGTTCCCAAAATAAGTCTTGGAATGAGGGTTCCAAAAGGAGTTTTGAGCTTCCAAGAATGTTTAATTTGCTGTGCTTTTGATAAGGTTGGAATAATAGTAATCAAATCAGGATTTTGGTGGAGTGATTTTTTAACGGTGAGAAGTACTACTGATATAAACATAGAAGAGTTTAGAAAAATGTTAGGAACGGAAGGACATAGAGCAGAAGAAATAGCAAGTAAACTATTACCACCTTTGGAATAGTCAATAACAAAAAGAAGGATTGAATTATGTCATATTGGAGTCATAATCCCGAATTGTACGATGAGATCATTTTCAAACAAATGGTTGCAGAAGGATTGGCAAATGAAGATTGTGAAGATTTTGGAGAGGTAGTTAGGATTTTTATTAGAGACAATCCTAAATCTTGGGAAACGATTTGTAGGGCAGAACAGAATTATTGGGGAAGTAAAATTGATGAAGTAATGACTCGCAAAAAGGAGGGTTAACATGAAATGGTATATTAAGGGTTATGACGAAGAAGGATTATTTATAGGAGAATGTCTTGGACTTGGATTCTTTGAATGTAGCAAAGGTGTTGACTGTTCACCTTATGAAAAACCAGTTGCGTTTAATACTAAAGATGAAGCACAAAAGTTTTTAGATTCTTGGAGTGGTGGACATGCAGGATGTACAATAATAGAAAAGGAGGGTTAACATGCTTAAATTCTTAACTATATTCTGTATAATAATAATTTTTGTTTCTATGATTACAAGCTATGACAAATCTAAAACATTTTTGCAAAACACTACGTTTTTGGCTTGGTTTTGTGCTTTTATGTGGGCATTAAACTATTTAATTACAAAATAGGAGGATTAACATGCTTACCCAATGGAAACTTGAAGACGCAAGATTTGAAAAAGTAAATGCCGATGAGACTTGTTGGGAAGACCTAACTTACTATTTAAGAGAAAATGGGTATCCACTACCAGTAGATTGCCCAGGCGTTAACTGTGAACAAATTCGACCTGGGTGTAAACTGGGAATATGCAAACGTGCAGTTGAAATATGTGGTGATTTCTAACTAAAAGGAGGGTTAAATGAACGATTTAACAAATATTATACTAGTTATAGTTGGATGGGGTTTAGGTATATTAACATATATTCTTATAGTAAGAAGGAAGAACTAAATGAATGAATTAATTATTTGGGGAGCCATTGGTGGTTTAGTAGGAGCATTAACAATAGAGATTATTACATTTATAATAAAAAGGAGGTAATATGTTAAAAATAGAAAGAGAAACCACAGAAAGAATACATTATCCATTTGATAAATTAAAAATTAATGAACACTTTGAAGTAATGGAAAGCGAAGGAATAAAAAATTACTTTAATAGAGTACACTGTGCCCTTTATCAATGGAACAGAAGACATTTTGGTAAAAAATTAACAAGCAGAAAAATAAAAGGTGGAATTAGAATATGGAGGATAGAATAAATGAACGAGTACGAAAGCAATATTGACAGAAGTGAATTGGTTTTTAGTGCATTAGAATATGGCAAGACGGGATGTGGCAAAACCATGTCTGGCCTCTATTGCCCAAAGCCAGTATGGTTTATCAACACCCAACAGAAAGATCCTCGTATTATCCATTCTCAAAGTCCGTTATGGAAACCAGAGGACTTTAGGTATTCATCTGCCAATGACTTTGAGGATTTGCAAGGAACTTTGAATGATGAATTAGAAAACTGCAAGAAAGGAGAGTTTAAGTACAAGACGGTATTCTTTGATGATCTAACATTTGGTCAGACGGACGTCATGAAGGAGTTACAGGACTCCAGAAGGGAGGTGTTAAAGGAAACCAAAGACAAAGATGGTATAAGTAAATATCGTGGATTGATTGATTTCACAAGAACAGAGCAGACGGATTACGGATCATTAGGAGAACTAATGGTTCGGATAACTCAACTACTGACTCAGTTTTCTAAATATGAAGTGTTGGTTATTTGTACGAGTATTGAGGATAGCAATGCCGGCAAGCGGTATGGTGGGGGGATCACCATCGGTCCATTCCTTCAGGGCAAAATCTATCCTCAGCATCTTCATGGCTTATTTGATTTTATTGGATATATTAAGGAGCCGTTCAAGTATGATGAGGGAATGAATCCTATACTACCGCAGATTAGTTTTATTAGCCAAGATGACAAAGACGATCCTTTGACTAGCACTTCGTTCCTGGCACGGTGTTCCTCGGATACCATAACAAGATACATCAAGAAACATGGAAGTATTAAACTAGACTGGAACTACATTTTAGAAGGGTTCCGGAAATAACAAAAAGGAGATGTTATGATCAAAACAATTAAAGCATGGATTGGTATTAATGAAAAAGGAGGTGCCGTTAAAGATAGTAATTACTATTTCACTTATGTAAGTAAAAAGATGGCGACCAATGAAATGGATATTGTAACAAAATGCACAATACAATATGAAGTCAAAAACAAGAAGAAAGGAGAGTGCAAATGAGTAAGTTGGGAGTACAGTTTGACATGGATTCGTTTGACCCTTTAGAAGATGGGTGGTACATTCTTAAGACTACATCGGCAGATTCAAAGTTGGATGCCAATGGGGGGTTGAAAGCAAAAGCAGAATCAGTTGTCGAAGGTGGTTCGTTTGACGGCAGAAAACACTTTGAGAATTTCTCCACCAAAACCAATGCCGGAGATGAGAATCCGGTTGGCATTAAAGCCCTGGTTGCCTTCCTTATAAAAACTGGTATGCGTAAACAGGACCAAATTGAAGGTATGGATTCAAGCAAACTTGAGACACCGGAGTTTGTTAAATGGTTTAATAGTAACGCAATTAATAAATCCTATGGTGCATATTTACAGGGAGAAATAACAGCCAAAGGCAACACAATGACTAAGACTAAGAAGTACCGTACAGCAGAGGAAGCCAAAAAAGAAATGGTTGGTCCAAGTGTGCCAAGTGCAACCAAGGAACCTGCAAAATCACAACCACAGACTGCACCGAGGCAAACAAGATCGGCAGACGAGGGTTGGGATTAAAAGGAAATATAGATTTTGCCTCCGTCGGTGAATCCGTTCTTTTATGGAAGGGAAATCCAAAATTAGATTCAAACTGAATCTAGTACGGGGGCAATTCAAAATTAGGAGGAAAGAATGACACGGAAAAAAGATCCAAAACGAGAAAAGGAAACCAAAGAGCAAATGGTTGATTGCCCAAAAAGGATCAATACAAAAATGAAAATTAGCTTTTGCCTTGGATCTTCAGGGGTTAATCAGAATCAAGGGCTAAAACAAAACAGATGTCCAGACTGGAACAAATGCCCTGCATGGGACAGTAAAAAGGAGGAATAAGATGCCAGAAAAGACTCTGTTAGAAAAAGCAAAAGAAATTAAAATGAGTATGAAATACCATCAGTCGTCGCAGGAAGATAAAGAATTAGTTTGGGCATGGGCAAACGAGGAAGTTAGTTTTACTGCTATTACTAAATTACTTTTCCCTGGAAAACTACATGGAAATAATGCCTATTGTTATATTACGAGGGTATTTAAACATATGGTGAGGGACAAGGATATAATTTTGAGTTCTAAATCAAAGAAAAATTTACTGGGCGGGGATTTTCCCCTTGGAGACTTCCTTGATAAAAAAAATCTCCAGGCTTTTTCCCCGCCCAACCTACCAGGGTGGGAGACGGTAGCCAGCCCGTAGGAAAGCGATGGCAGAAGCGATAAGCTGAAACATCACCTGCCCACCCAACTCTATTAAATCCAAAGGACTAAAGGAGAATTTATGACAAATTGTAAAAAAGATAACAATGTCTGGTTCTTAATCATTGGAGTAATTTGTGGGACTATCGCTTTTTATGGACTCATCCAGCTTTGGTATTGGATAATTTAAAGGAGGTGCAAAAAATAAAGCATGGTACATGTGTCGCTCATGGTGAGCGAACAAAAGCCCTGGTCAATCAGGCAAATATTAACCATTAACCAAAAGGAGAAAATTAAATCCAATATAAAGGAGGTGATGCCACTTTGAAGCTAAAGAACTTCCTGGTTTACCTACTTACGATAGGGATAGCGATATATCCTGTAGCGTGTTGCCAGCAAGGGAAGCTTCTCCGAAGCATGGCGGACAGGGAAACTCTTCCTGTTCTCCCAGCTCAGGGAATCGGTCCACCCGATCACCCAAACCCACCTGGTAGGTGAAGCCGGGAGCGAGTGTGGCTATAAAACAAACGCATAAAGGAATAATAAATGATTTGTCCCCATCCAATTCAAGAATTACCGGAGATTGCATCAAGGGGTGAGATAGGATGGGGGCAATACTTGGAAGGAAAATGAAAATAGAGTTTTATTTAGGTAGATTTACTTTTCCTCCTTATATATGGAGATTGGAAAAAGGTAGTTTTAACAAAGAAGAAGCAGAATATTATGGGCATACTTGGGCGATAGTAATCAATTTTCTTTGGTTCGAAATACAAATTCATGATAAATACTTGGATGGAAAATGAAATACCAATGTGGACACGAAGGATGTGATATTTGTGGAGCAAGACAGTGTGGGTCAAGCCCCTCAAATTTCCCTTTAGAACGCCAAGGGAAATATGTTGTCTGCCTGAACTGTAAAATATTGGCTATTAAAGTAGCCATAGAAATGGCAGAAACATTCGGGGGAACAGTAATAGATTTGTCTAAACCGTGTGGGGTATTAAAAAATTGATAATTTCTTCCAATGCGATTGAGAAAGGATAGAAAATGACAGATCTAATTAAAAATTTCCACGACCATCTTGATGAATGCCCTCAATGTATGAATAATCCATTTGATTTATGCAAAAAGGGCTCAGAACTATTGAAAAAAACAATGAATAAGGATTTAGAACCAAAGTTCCAAAAACTTATTAATGAAAACTTTTGGGATTTAATTTGAGGTGAAAAATGAAATCTAAAGGATGGGCCGTCAAAAGAACTGATAAAGGAGATAATTTTTCCTGGTTTGCTGCATTTAAACAGGAGAATGGTTTTCTGGCAGAGGTAGTATTTTCATCTAGATATGAAGCGGAAAGTTTAAAACAAAAACTTATAAAGTCCAATCATATAAAAGATAAAGTAGTCAAGGTGATCATACAAGAGGTAGATAAATGAAATGTCAAATCCTTCAAACTCAATGCCCGGCAAGGAGATTTACGTTACTTAATTACATTCTTATTGCCTGCTGTATTTTATTAACGGCTTCTTTAATCACCTATCAATGGTGGGATAGAGGGAATATTGTAGAGGAACAAAGGAAAACTAATGCGCAAGTAAATGAACTTCAAAAAGCCGAAGATGCCAGGAATGTAATAAACCAAAAACAAAATTGGGTTGAGAAGAGCTATGGAGTTCCTATAAAAAAATGAGAAAACTATCTACATTTCAAATGGAAGCACTTATCGAAGATCCAAATCTTTGGAAAAGTCCACATTGGTTAGAAGTGTTGGATTTTAAATTTCACACTACTGGGGAATATCCAATGGTTAGCGTTTGGATACCAAATATGAAAGTGTTGTGTAAATCTCAAACTTATTCCTTTCTCAGCGTGAAAGGATTTAGGATTAAAAAAGAAAAATGAAACCAGAAGATCACAAATGTGAAAGAAAAAAATGTAAAAAGCAAGCCATCGTGGGAATAAATCATCATTGGTATTGTCTAATGCACTATGAAGAATATTTAAAAAAGGTGATTATTATACCGAGTGTTTTATTAAAGGAAATGAAATGAAACCATATTCTAAATATAGATCAAAACCTATCAAATTGAAAGAATCGGACATTTTAAAACAAGTCCGGGATTATCTTAAAATGACAGGATGGTTCATCATTCGAAATCAACAATCCATGGGAAGCCATAAAGGATTATCGGATTTGACTGCTATCAAAAATGGAAAGGTTATTTGGATAGAAATTAAAAGACCTGGGGGAAAATTATCTCCATATCAAATAAAATTCAAAGAGGACATTCAAATGTTTGGAGGTATTTATATTTGGTTAACCAGTTTAGACGAAGCAATAAACTTTTTCAAATATTAAGAAGATAGTTATTTTGGAGACATAAAATGACCAAAGAAGAAAAGAGATTACATATAAAAAAGATTCGATCAATTTATTATCATCGAATGCACCATAACCCAAATCTAAATATAATGAGAAAAGGTGAAGGAACCGTGGACGAATATATTTGGAAAGGATGCAGGGTATTTGAATTGAATGTTGTTCCTCCTCCATTGACCGGCTGGCTTTTAGGCGGGATTGATGTAGAAAGAATGGAAAGAATTAAAAAGGATTTAGAGACATGAAAGAAAGACCAATCATTTTTAGCGGACCAATGGTAAGAGCAATCCTAGAAGGCCAGAAAACGATGACCAGGAGGATATTGAAACCACAACCAAAAGGAAATCCATATTTCAATAGAGGACTATGGAGAGATCCAGGTGAATTAATTGTTGGTACTGAGATTAAATGTCCTTACGGTCAACCAGGTAATCGACTTCGGGTAAAAGAAACATGGAATGGAACCCAGGGCGAAGGAGTGGCCTATCGAGCAACAGAGCCCGATATGAACGGGGAACCATGGAAACCCTCCATCCTTATGCCTCGAAAATATTCTCGAATTACCTTGGAAATCATTAGAATTGGAATAGAGAGATTGCAGGAGATCAGCGAAGAAGATGCTAAAAAGGAAGGGTTTGGTTGGATAGGTCACTCAGATGGCGAGGAAGATCCACTGTATAGACTTGCACAATATTGGGATAAATTAAATGGAAAAGGAGCGTGGGAATCGAATCCTTGGGTATGGGTGATTGAGTTTAAAGTGATGGAAATTAAAAGACAGATTGAAGGAGGTCAATCGTGATTATTTTTCTGCCAGTAATTGAGGATGGGAAGGAAGTAGTAAGGAAACCAAATGTTAATGAATGGTATATGGGGTTTAATGATTTTTGTATAGTAAAAGAACATGACTGTATATTAACTCATTACCCCATCTATCGTCGAGTTGACCTTGAGGTTGATCCAATTAAGGAGGTTTGGGATAAATATGAATTAAAATATGGGATAACTAAATCCGAGGTCGAACCAACTAAAGAGGCATTGAAAGACTACATCCAAAAGGTTTATGGAAAGGAGGCAAAGTAATGGAAAACAATGGTCTAGAAGTTGCAGGTGAAGATTATTATTGTAACAAACAAAAAGACAAAGAAGATGCATACCTATATTACATTACATCTTGTCTTATTGATTTATGTGAGGATGTAAGAATTCACGATAACTCCATATCCAAAGACAAGTTCAAGGAGTTTGTTGTAAAGGCACTAAAGGAGATTTGATATGGATTGTGGAAATGATTACATAAAGATGTGCCACAAAGCAAAGGAAATTCAAGAACTTTATTATAAAATGGATTATCAATGTGAGAATTTCGCTGCTTACATTGAGATTGAAGTATTTTGTCCTTATTGCCAGAATTGCCTTAGTGAATATGATAGGGGAGCGTATTGTTCAGACTGTGGAACAAAGACTACAAGTAGGCACAATTACAAAGTAGTCACAGGTAGATATATAAACGATAAAGACATTTGGCTTCCTCGTCAGGACCAGTTACAAGAGATTCTTGGTCCATTTATAAATGTGTTTCAAGAAGTAGTCGTCTTACGTCAATTTTGTTATAACTTTTTTAAAATCAATAAATACATACCAAAATCAATGGAACAACTCTGGCTTATCTTCGTGTATCACAAAAAATTCCATAAGAAATGGAACGGGGAAGATTGGATAAAGGAGATATAATATGAAACATGATAATCCATTTTACTATAACTATCTTTTTAGCAAAGAAGATATTAACCGTCGTAAAATTAAGTGGTGGATGTATCCTTTCTTGTGGTTTAAAACAACATATATCCAAGTAAATGATGGTTATCTCTTTAAATTTAAAATAGATAGAGATGGTTGTATTTATCTAATGGAAACTGTTAAATTAAAGGAGATATAACTGAGGATTAAAACCAAGAACGAGTTAATTGGAACCAGACCAGACTTAAAACTAAAGTATCCAGAGGACTTTGTTTTGGTAATAGACACTCGTGAGAATGATCGGTTGTTTAAGAAGCCGCCAAAAGGATTACTTATTACAAGAGATAAGTTGGAAAGCGGTGATTATTCTATACGTGGATTCGAGCACCAAATAGCCATAGAAAGAAAGTCTTTGTCTGACCTGTACTTATCATTAGGAGTAGAAAGAGAGCGATTTAAGAAGGAACTGGAGAGGTTACAAGGGTACGAAAGGAAGTGGTTAGTGGTTGAGGGTACCGAATACGAGTCCCAATGCTGGCAGGAGTTCAGCGACATGAACCCCGTTGCAGTTAGAGCATCACTTGTAAGTATTGAAGTTCGTTTAGGAATACCTGTTTATTACCAGCCTAAAAGGAGTGAGTTGGAGGATTGGATACTTTCACGTTTTGTTAAGTTTTTCCAAATCAAAAGGGAAGGAAATTAGTGACACCAGAAAAACCTAAGAATATTGAAGAGTTAAAACAGTTAATTGACAACCATGAAATAGAGATTCTTGATGTGTTTGATTTATCTGATGGTACAACATGTGTGGCAATTTGTGACCATCGTAGATCCTATGAAGAAGGGGAGATATACGAAATACATATTTGAAAAGGCTAATAATAATGGGATATTGCATTAAATGTAAAGAAAAGTGGAGAAGTTTACACTATGCTCATTGTACGATTTGCCATCGTACTTTCTCTACTGTTGGCAATTTTGACAGGCATAGAGCTTTTGGCAAATGCAAAGACCCAGATGATTGTGACATGTTTCTTAAAAATGGTGTATGGAAGAAAAATGACCATGACTATCTTAAAAAGATGACAAAATCTCATGTACCATAGGACTTAAATTCAAGACTTTATTATAAAGTAGGGTAATTGTATTAGGCATAATAAAATAGTTAATAATATCAAGGCATGTATAGGAGGAAACCAATGTGTATATTTCATAAGTGGAGTAAGTGGGAAGAATATGCCTTAGTAAGATATATTTATACAACCGAATTATTTACCAAATACGAAAATCCAATTAAAGATGAAAGATATTGGCAAAAACGATACTGTTTAAAGTGTAATTATGTTCAACGTAGAGAAGTTAATGAATATTAACTATAGCAAGCATAGAGCAATTCCCACCTGGCTATCCTTTAGCCAAAGTTGGTTCATCCTCCTTACCAACTAGGCTCTGTGCTTGCTACCTATTTAGAGACTAAAGATGAATAAAGACATTTGGAATGGATGTTATACCAGCGGTTGGCAAGGGAACATAGTACCAGAGGCGTTTTGCCATCCAGCCAAATTTTCTTGTGCTTTAATAGGCAAAATCTATGACCACGTCTTAAAAATGGGGTGGGTGAAAGCTGGAGATACAGTAATTGATCCATTTGGGGGGGTTGCCCTTGGTGCCCTCCATAGCCTTATCAATGGCCTAAATTGGATCGGGATAGAGTTGGAGCCTAAATTCGTAAAGTTAGGCCAGCAGAACATTGACCTTTGGAATCGCAAGTTCAGGGATTGGCCGAATTTGGGGACGGCAAGGATTATTCAGGGGGATTCAAGAAATCTAAAAGGCGCTCTTTCTAAGTTATTGGAAATAAATAGGAATGACTCTTTTAAGGCAGAAAATATGGGCAAAAGGCGCTCGGAAGCGGGGTTAATTGTATCAAGTCCGCCTTATGCTCAAACTCCAGTAGAGCAAACCCACATGACAAGTAATGATCGAGGGAATCCCGATAACCCAAACTACAGACCTTCCTGGAAGAAAAAATTAGATGAGGGTTATGCAAATATAAAAAGACCTTATGGTCAATCACCCGGACAACTCGGTTCCATGAAGGAGGGTCAATTTGATGCCGTGGTGAGTAGTCCGCCGTATGAAAATGCGATATCATCCTCTGGTCACGGATTGGACCTTTCAAAATCTAACTGTAAGCATGATCGTCTTAAACATAAAAATATTAGCCTTGACGGTCTATCTGGAAGTTATTCTGATGATTTAAACAACCTCGGCAACACTTCCGGTGATACCTTCTGGCAGGCAAGCAAAGAAATAGTGCAGGGATGCTATGACCTATTGAAACCAGGAGGTCATGCGATATGGGTAACGAAAAATTATATAAATAATAAACAAATTGTTCCATTTTCCGATCGTTGGGCAACCCTATGCGAATCGGTAGGATTTAAGATTGTCTGTTGGCATCAAGCCTCATTGATACAGGATCACGGCACAAAAGGGAATCTGTTTGGAGAAGATGAGAAGATAATCACTGAAAGAAAGTCTTTCTTTAGGCGACTAGCCGAAAAGAAAGGATCTCCAAGAATTGATTTTGAGGATGTCATTTGCATGGTTAAATAACTTTTTTGAAATGGTTTCTGTTGAAGGACATCCTTCTCGGAAATTTGGGGCGATTAGGCTATGCATTGGGAGGATAAGATAAAATCCGTTAGAACCACAAACCCAATTGAAAACAATTTGGGAGCATCCCTATCCATGAACGGTAAGCAGCAATTAGGCCGGAGTAAATGCTCTTCGGGAGTTATGGAGTCAATAGGGCGATTTGGAAACGAGTCGAGTCGTAAATATAACGGAAATAAACTACCCGTGCCCGAAATGAAGTTGTGCCCCCAATACGCAAACTTCATTAGCAGAAACCATTTTGGAGGAGCATGAAACCAAAAATTAGCCTAGAGAAAATAGACCAATTCAAGCAGTTTGTCAAAGACCATTCAGAGTGTGACTATGACAAACGTGTGGTATTGGAATTGATTGAAATTATTAATAACTTAAAAGGGGGAAACAATCAAACTCCAAGAAGTAAAGAAACTATTCAATAAGCATTTCATACTGTCTAATGATGAGGTACTAGATGCAATGTTTGGATGTGTTGTATCTAACTTGCTTGACCAAAATCCTGTCAACTTATATATCATTGGCCCTTCGGGTAGTGGCAAGACCGAGTTAATCCAGTCCATGTTTGGATTCAATAAGATATTTCCATTGTCAGATCTGACTCCCAATACGTTTGTAAGTGGATATGGAGGCAAATACACCAAAGGGGAAGACTCGCTCTTGAATGAACTAAGTAACACTGGAGTTAGAGTCATTGCTATCAAGGAGTTCTCTGGAATACTTGGGTTACGACATGAAAAACGTATGGAGATTATCAAGAAGATACGGGAAATAGCAGATGGTCGGGTAGACAGTTCGTTTGGCAACAAAGTACGGTTCTCCTGGAAAGGACATTTGGGATTTATTATCGGAACCACATCTGCTATCTATAAGGAGTCCGCTGTAAACCACGAAATTGGTGAACGGTTCGTATATTTTAGAATATTCTGCAAGGACAGGAAGAAGGTTGCTGCCAAGTCTGAAGAGAATGCATCAACGATTGAAACTATACGCAAAGAATTAGAGGATTGCGTAACTGAGTTCCTGTCACAATTCATAGACCCATTTGAAGACCAACCCGCCAACAATGTAGTTACCGTTTCCAATGTCATCAAAGACAAGTTCATTAACCTATGCGATTACGTTTCCATGTGCCGATCCAACGTGTCGAGAAACAGGTTCACAAGGGTCATGGACTATATGCCAGAGATAGAGTCACCTGCGAGGTTAGCACAACAACTAAAGAACCTTGCATGTGGAATTGCTCTTGTGCAAGACAAGAAGACAATTGATACGGATATATATAGAATACTTGCCAAGATTGCCCATGATAGTATCCATCCTATTCGAGGAACCATTATACAAATGATGTGGGATGGTGACTATTTTGATAACCAGTGGTCAAAGCACACCAATATATGTCAACGGTTATGTCTGCCACATAGTACAGCCACGTATTACTTAGAAGAGATGGAAGCATTATCCATGATGGAACGCAGAATGGAGAACGGTGGATTGGAATGGCGAATGGAGGAAAACCTCGTTGACATGATCGTAAAGTCGGAAGCGTACAAACTCAAAGAGAAGAAGCATGAGAAAGAAACTGATGAGTGGTAAGAAGGAAAAATGACGGATAAAGAGAAATTAGAAAATCTTTTTATGGAATTTGGTTTAGGATTTAGCGAAAACAAACAACAAATAAATTTGGAAGTAGGTTTTACTAAAGTTGATGGTTATTCTGGTTTTTGTGTTAAGTTTAATTTTGATGATAATGGTAATTTTAAAGATGCTGGAATTTGGGAATAAGAAGGAGGTAGATGAATGGTAGATATTAATATGGAAATAGCATGGAGAGATTTTATTAATTGGGCTTCAAGAAATAAGGAAGTAGTTACACAATTTAATAAAGAAACCAAAAGACAATTCTTAATTCCTACTTCTCCTATTAATCTCCTAGTTGACAAAGCAACTGGTAAAGATTTGGATGATGTTCAAGAATTTGTATTTTGGGTAACTAAGAATTTATGGGGGGTAAAATATAGTCCTAAGAAATTACAACAAGAACTTAAAAAAAGGAGACATGCAAATGGTAGATAATATTGATTTTAAAAAACCAATTAATATAAAGGCATTTCTTTTCAATGAATTTCATTCTTGTGGTTGTTCAGAACATGATTTAGAAATTGGAGTTATTCGTGAATTACTAGAATGGTTAAATAATATGGAAATACGAAATAGATACGATACATTATTTAATGGTAATGTTGGTGTATATTATCTATTAATTCAATTGTTAGAGAATGCTAATCTTTGTGAACATGGAACATCTATTCGCTGTCCTTGGATTACAGATACAGGAAAAGATCTATTGGAAGCATTAAAAAATATACCCCATGAAATAATTGACGAATGTAATGGTGATGCCTACGATGGATTTTACTACAATTAAGGAGTGATATAAATGGTAGATAAAAATGTAAGAGACAAATTTCTAACCGAAGCAATGGAAAAGTGTTGGCATGGAGTAGATAAGGAAGATAAACATACTTCAATAAGGTGTTTTAAATGTAATAAATTTCTAGATGGATATTGGGTAGTTACACCAAAGAATACGGCTGAATTCCAAATATCAAACAAAGAATTTATTGATTTCTCCACTTGGCAAAGGTTTGGGGAACTTTGGGAATTTGTAATTAGACAGAAGTGGTTGAATGATTTTTTAGATGTTGTTGGGCATTTTTATACTGGATATGAATGCAATATTGAAACAGAATTTATTAATCCAGACCGTTTTGCCAATGCTGTTTATGAATTTCTTAAACAAGGAGAAGATAACCTAAATGTTAAGTAATTGGATAAAACAATTCCTAATTAACAAAAGATGGAAAAAAGTCATGGGCGACAGGCCAATGGATAATTTGTATTGGTACGTTGTATCCAAAGAAAAAGTCAAATATTGGAATGGAGAACGATGGATTACTAAGAAAGTAATAGTTAATGAAGACGAACATAGAATCACATTTACTTGGGAATAAGGAGAATAATATGCCATGCCCAAAATGTAATAGTCAAATAACATTCACTGATTTACCAGTATACAATTATGGATTTATGGTAGGAAGAAACTACTGTCCTATATGTGGATATTCCTTATGGGACTACAAGCCTATTGGAACGCCGTCATACAATATCGACATAAGTATTAGACCACAAAAGCAGTATTATCGTGGGATAAACTGTGTTGTATGTGGTAAATTCTTTGAGTTTGGCAACAGTCACAACCAGGTGACATGCTCAGAGGAATGCAGTATCAATAGGCAAAAGACAAGAGAACGTGAAAAGTATTTTGAAAAGAGGTATAGAGATTATGAAAATATTATGTAAGTTAATAGGACATGATTATCGGTTTGTTAAAGACTCAGCTTTTGAGTTATCTAATAAAAGGTATATACATACATATCTATGCAAAAGATGTAAAAAAGTAAGAAGAGAAATAGTTGAAGAGGTTAATAAATTTTATAAAACAATTGGATATTGTTAATAATACCAACACACATCTTGGGGAAGTGAATCGTCAATATCAACATGGATAAATGTATTCCGATGACTTAATTCCAGTGTTTAAAAACCTTGGAAAAGAAATATGGGACAAATTCGGAATGTCAACAACATGGATGGGAAAACTTTTGCCCCGTATTGAAGGCGGTGGAGGCGGAGGATGCCCAATCCTTGTGTTTGGAATCTCAAAAGCATTATATGACGAAGAATCCTGAAAAATCCGCAACAGAAGATTTGTTGTCTCAAGGTTTTGGAAAATTCGGAACTATCCTTGCCGATCCGCCATGGCGTTTTGCCAACCGGACTGGGAAAATGGCACCAGAACATAAAAGACTATCAAGATACCCTACCATGACTTTCCAGGAGATTAATGAACTTCCTATTGCACAGCTTGTATTACCCCAAAGCCATCTTTACCTTTGGATTCCTAATGCTCTCATCCTGGAAGGTTTGGAGGTAATGAAGCGATGGGGATTCACTTACAAGACAAATATTATCTGGTATAAAATCCGTAAGGATGGAGGGCCTGACGGAAGAGGTGTAGGATTTTATTTCCGTAACGTAACAGAGGTTGTCTTATTTGGAGTCAGGGGTCACCTTAGAACTTTCCAACCCGGAAGAAGGCAGGTCAACATCATATCATCACGCAAAAGAGAACATTCGCATAAACCTGACGAACTCTATCCAATTATTGAAGCATGTAGCCCAGGTCCTTATCTTGAAGTTTTCGCACGCCACAAAAGAGAGGGATGGAATCAATGGGGGAACGGAATAGAATCATAAAATTTGACAAATCCCAAATGTTGAGATATAATTCATCTACCTTAAAATGGGACATTCCGATGTATTATCTTAATTCAAAATGAGACTTGTCCCAGTCTATCATTGGTTCACCGCCAAGCGATATCCAGTATTCGTGCATCTCTGCACAAATATTGTAGTTAATTACTCCTGGAGTATCCTTCTTAGAAAAATAAACATCTCCCGCTTGGGCATTTTGATGGTAACTCCGATTCTTTATGCCATCGCATTTAGACAGTTTCAGTTTAAACAATCTCTGTTGTTCTTCTGTTGATCTCTTAACATAATCAATCATAGATAAGTAACCAAGTTCATCGGCATGAATTATCAATCTTGCTAATGCTATACTGAAATCTGTTCGTTTACTCATTAGAAATTCAATCCTATCTTTCACCCAACTTTATTTATAATATGAAAGATCGTCTGGAGTTTTCTTAGGTGTTGTGGGTGTCGTATTATTCTTTAAATGCAATGCTAACAGTACATCCAACCTGCTTTTAATGTCTTCTATGTCTTGATAATACTCTACCCGATCAACCTTCTTAATATCCAAACTTCTAAGGTCTGCACTAAATGAAGTAAATACCCATACAATAATTCCTACTAAAGCACCAAATGATGCGATTGCTATTACTTTCCATGTCGGTCCCATAATGACTCCTATTTTATCGATTCAATCAATCCTTTAACCATCTTTTCCTTTCTGGATGCAGGAGGTGGATATTTAGACATAAAATTAGTTTTAATTTTGTTAATAGTATACCCTTTCCACCTATTCTGTTCTATTTTTGGAAGTTTTTTATAAAAGTCTAATTCTTCTAGTTCGATCATTCCTTGATTAATTAATTTATTCAATAGACTATAATAATCAGATTCAAGTTTTTTAAATTTGTTTCCCTCTAAATCAACTTTAGTTAATGGCAAACCACCAAGATACCTAAATGTTAATGGATCAAATTCTCCCCTTTTTAATGTATCGGTAATTGTTTCATATTCTCTAAGTGGACGTATTAGAGATTCAATAATGTTTTTTATACCTTCTTTAGTTGCCTCGGTTGTACCTCTAAACTCTTCTGGATAAAGCGGAGTACCTGTAAGCATACTTACATCACCCACTGCTTCAATGGGTGCTTTAATAAACGGAGTTAATAGTTGACCAGTTCTAGTAGGCAATGACATAACAATATCTGTTAATTGATCTTTGGTAGCAGTTGATAAATTAATTCTTTGTGTTATCAAGTCGGATAGTCTAGAAATCGTTCCTCCCAATCCAACTACTTCCATAGCATCTTTAAGTGGATCTCCCTTAATACTTAATATAATATCTTTACCATCTTTATCCTTGTATCCAGTAATAATATGAGTAGTATTTCTTTGATACTTGGTAAGATTTTTCTCTATATCTGAATACATTGAGTTATTCCAAACCTCAATTGCTTCGTAAAAAATACCAAACTTTATGGCGAGACCAAGTGGATGTTTAATAGCATATTTTGCCCAGTTTGGTACATTCTGACGAGTCCATGAATAAAATGGAAATAATAATCCACGCATCATAGAGTTTTCTTCTGGTGTAAATTTACCATAGTCAACAGTAAACTCTCTAGCTGACTTAGCAGAAAGTCTTTCTTTGGATAATGCCTTTATTACTTCTGGAGGAAAGTCTATTGTCTTTAATGTTTCACCCTTTTGAATTCTTTCTAAATTTTGGAAGAACGCCGCTACTCTAGGAGTAGATTCACGAAGATCAAGGACGTCACGCCAGAACTCTCTTGTTTTACCTATCGTACCACCATACAACTGTTGAAGATCGCTAGAAAATCTTAAAAACTCCTGTTGGCTTAGTGGAGCATCAGACTTAATATATCCAGAAGTAGTAACATCTAACTTATCAGCTAACCTTATAAGATCAGATCCACCAAACCATTTCTGTTTAGACAACTCAATAAGTGCTTTTGGAAGTTTGGAAAAGGCTGCAGGATCAACTCGATACAAGTTGATAAAGTCACCACTAAGGTTAATAAGATTCCATGCTGTACCTCCAAAATCAATTGTTAGTCCTTTCCATTTGCTAGTAAGTTTATTTAAAGTTCTTAGAATCTCTAATTCACTTGGAGAAGAACTGAACTTTTCTAAACGATTGGCTATTGCTTCATCAAGAAGGTAAATAGGTTTTTTTCTACCAATTGCTAGTGCTTCACCAAGTTTAATATCTTCAATATCTACTTGTCCACTAACTACTTTTCCAATTGCTTTTTCAGTAATCGTAGTTGCTGGATATACATAGTTTCCGGTTTCTGGCTGAAAGGTCTTGTATCGTTTATTATTTATTTCAAAAACTTCTCCTGGCATTAGTTTTCTGTCTTCAGAAAATTTATACTTAGTCTTTATTTGACTAAATAACTTCTCAGTCTGGTCATATTTAGCAACAGTATTTCGTATAAAGTCCTCTTTAGCATTATCATAGAAATACTGTGATAGTCTTTTAGTCATAGCATCAAGATAGTCTGTCTGTATTTCTCTAGCACTACCATACGCTTCTTTTGTATATCCACGATAGGGAACTTTACCTTTTTTGGGAGTTACTATTTGGGCTTCTTTATTCCATAAATAATCAAGTACAACATGAGGATAATAATTTGTGAATCCTTGATCTTCACCAATCTTGCCATGCGATACAAGATCATCTCTCATAGCACCTACAAGTTCTAAATGTTTATTTACTGCATTTTGGATTTCTGGTGTTATCTGTTTAGCTATTCCAGATTTAGCAATATTAATTTGATCTAATGTAAGATTACCAGGAACAGTAAGGCCTTTTGATGATCGTTCTGCAAAATCTTCCAATACTACCGCTTGATTAAATACTTTGTACTCATTCCTTGTTTTTAGTTTACCCAACACACCATCTAGGGCATCAAATGCCTTGCCAATAGATGCCCTTCTTTCTGTTTGGAATAACCTGAAGTCATCCACCAATCCAGGAAAATCTTTTATTACATATTCAAACTGTGTAGTCTTATTAAACTTATTAACCGAATTAAGTATTTTGTCTTTTTGATTCGCTATAAAAGAACCTTTAGTAGTATTCAAAACTGCATCTACTTCCAATACACCAGTTTTAATAGAAGGTTCTTTTGGTTTACGACCAATTGTTAATTGTCCTTTTTGTGATTCTTGGATTCTTGACTGAACAACTTCATCCTTATTCTTGGCAATTACTTCATCAATTTTTCCAAGTTCCCCAATCTTGCCAGGTTCTAGGGGAGAGTTGGGAATTAAATCAGGATAATCCTTTAACACTTCAGGAGGAACAGATTTGCCTTCGGAGATGGCTTGTTCTATAACATCTTTGTGTTCTCCTAATCGAAACCAATCTCTTTCTCCTTCAATGGGATGTATTTGAGCAATAATCTTTGTATTTTTTAATGTTGTTTCTCCATCGCTTCCTATGCCAGCGAAATCCCCTTTTACTAACCATGCTTTTCTATTCTTTATAAAAGCAGGTAAATATTCCTCTGCATATCCTCCTCCAATACGAAATTCTCCCTCAACATTTTCACTCACATCAAAAACACTTAATCCAGGTTCTTTTCCACCTGTTACAGGTTTATCAGAACGTAAATTGCGAGAAGGAAGGTGATTTGAAAAATAAACATATAAATTTTCTTTTTCTACAGGTAAACTTTTATTAAATTCTTCCCTTGTCATCTCCCAGGGTTCTTTGGGGACTACCTTGCCAGGTTGCACGGGGGGTTTGGGGACTTCTTTCAACACCCCAGGTTTAATAATTCTGATTTCATTTTCAAAAGGAAAATCTACCGCATCGTATCCTTTGCTACGAGCATAATTTACAATTGTTCGCTGTTTAGATAAAACTGATTTTCTTAAATTTTCAAAGGCAACATCACTTATAGATAAATCCATGCCCATACTAGCCAATTTTTGAGCTTCATTTATGTAGGCATTCTGCATATTCTTTGGTATCTCTGATTCTTTTAATATTTTTGCACCTTTTGGTAAAAGTGCCTCACTAACAATACCACCTTCGGGAGACATAAAGATTTCTGCAATTTCCTTTTTTGTTGATACGGAAATTCCTTCTTTAGTTCCTTTTAAATAATCTAATGTAGTTTCCCCACCACGATATACTATAGTTCCTTCTAACTTCCCAGGTTCCATGGGAGGTTTGGGGATTTCTTTTGCAATAGACTCAACCTTTGGCGTTGGTTTAACTACTTTTTCTTCTGCAATAACTTTCATCGGAGATTTAACTTTCTCCTTATTTACTTTCTCTACAATCGTTCTTACGGTCTCAATCTTTGCTTCTGGTGTAGGTTTTTGGTCAATAACACTTTTCAATTCAGATTTAAACTTGTTTGCTTCCGTTACTGACTTTAATGTTTTAATAGCAGTACCAACATAAGACATTAATGCCATTGTTAATGCTTCCGTTCCTCTTTTAGCTATAATTCCCCAATAGGTTCCATACTTCTTCTCAACAGTTTCTCCTACTTTCTCAGCAGGAATAAATGGAGCACTAATAATCGGACCTGCTGTCTGTACTGCTTCTTGTGCTTCTTTACCTCTTGGTTGCCAAGTATAATGCTCAGTTAAATACTCCCCATACTGTTTTGCTGTCTCAGGAGTAGTAACAGCAAGCGCACCAAGTTCTCCAACAGCACTTATAGGATATGCTAACAGCCCAGTTGCTAATGTCAAGGCTACTTCTGGTGCAGCCTTAGTACGTTGCCAAACTTCCTTTGCAGTTTCTTTTATCGGCTCTATAATAGATGGTCTAGGTTCTTCTTTATATAAACCAGAATCAATTTCCATCTGTCTAGCAACTTGAACCTTCTGATTTGGAGCCAAACCCTTCCAAACATTTAATTGCCCAAGATCTTTAAGATAGTTCTGGTACACAGACCTTTTCTGTTTTTGATCTAACTTAGTAAAAGATGGACTAATAGTTATCTCATCCCAGGCTGGTAATTCATTCATTTTGTTTTAGGTGCACCTGTAATAGCTTTTTTAATATAATCTTCTGCTTTAGTTTCTTTTTTAGGAATAACTTCAGGTTTCAATGTCGTCCATACAGAATATGGATCTTTGCCTTGTTCTATTAGAGACAAACCCTTCTCTCGAATTTGTTCTAATTTCTGTATTTCTGTTTTTAACTTTGCTGCACCAGCAGGAGTTAATCTCTTTCCAGATGTTAAACTAGCAAGTGCAGAAGCAATATCACCAGTAGCAATTGCATTTGCTTCAACATCTGTTAAACCATACTCTTGAATCTTTTGTTTGATTCTTCTATCAACAGTCTTTTCCCAAGATTCATATGCTGGACCAGGTTTGGTTTCCTTATACCTAGGAGAAGTAGCTACTTTTTTAGTTGTTGGTATTCCGTTAGCGTCAAATCCAGTAACTTGATATGTAACCTTATTTGCACCTTCATCTCTTTCTATGAACTGACCTACTTTATAGGCAGATGTTGCTTGAGTTTCTTTTTCATAAGGTCTCGCTCCTTGAGGTATTTCTTGACCTGGCTGAACCCAAAAAATATTTCCACTTTGGTCAACAAACTTCTGTGGTTCATATTCTTTTTGAGTAACAATTTGTGTATCAAGTTGCTTTGCCGCTTCCATCCATCTTCCTACTTCCGAATCAATATTCTTCAATTGTTCGTTTACCTGTTGTGCATCTTTTTCTTTAATCTTTGGATCTGCTGTTTGCTGTTCTAGTCCTTTGCGTTGCATAGCCAATTCTGCAAGTCTACCATTAACTACATCTTTAGTTAAGGTTGGATTCTTGCCAAGAGTTTCCTGGAGATAGTCCCAATTCTCACCACTTATGGATTCCTGCCCCGTTTCGGTATTGGAATATATCAACCCCATTTCTTTTGCGACCGGATACAACTGGTTAAAGAAAGGTTGGTTTTTGAACATGTCCAACGACCAATGCCTTTGACCCAACTCCTTTTTACGTTGTGCATCAGCTTCTGCTTGTTTGGCTTGGTTATATTGTAACTCACCCATTTTTAGTGTTTGTGCAGTAAGTGCTTGTCTTTGAGCGGACTCCTGTTTCTCCATACCAAGTTGTTCTTGCTGCAAACCAAACTGTTGCTGTTGCAACTTCATAGTTTGGATGTCCTTGTAAGTCCCAAGCAAGTCCTTCCAAGTATTAGTCAACGCCCCTGATCGTCCTAACGCTGCCATATAGTCCGGCATATCAAACCTCCCTAGTATGGATCATCTCAACCCATAAATTGTTCGCAGTATCCATTCGTGTACCTATTATCTTAAACTTGCCCATTAAAGCCATTTTAAGTGCCGTAGTATCATTGTTTTGTATCATTGCTATAATATGTAACCACTTATCATGTATTATGTCTAGTGCCTTATTAAATAAGTGCAAATTATCTACTTTCCTTTGATTTTCTACTTTAAATCCGCCACGTTGCAAGTACCATGTGTTATTGCTTTGAATATATCCAGCCATAAAGCCAATTAGTTTATCATCCTTATAGCCAAGGTACACTTCCGAAGGGCAATTGCCTTCGGTTGCAAAATCATTAAATACTGACTTGTATATCTCTGGATAATCATTACACAATTCAAATATTGTTCGTAGTTCTAATCTAAAGTTATTTTCCACCACCTATTGCACCTATGACTCCACCTACAATTGCGCCAACGATTGCACCTGGACCAGACCATGAAGTAGCTGCCGCACCAGCCAATGCTCCTCCCAACACTCCACCCATTACACTTCGTTCTTTTTTGCCACCAGTATAAGGAAGGTTTTGACCATACTCACGACCTAACCATGCACCTGTGGTTCCACCAGCAGCACCCCATCCCGCTGCACTCATGGCAGTTCCACCGGTTAGACCAGTGTTCCCAATTTGACTTGACATAAAACCTGTGCCACCAACTTGACCTGTGACTCCAGTAGCAGCACTTTTGGTTAGCAATCCCCCTCCGGTTTGACCAGCACCATACATAGATTTTGCTAAATAAAGTTGGCCAGCAGTAGTAGCGATTTGCCCATATCCAGCCATTCTAGCCGCTTCAGTTTCTGCCTGTATTCCCTCTCGTTTCATTCCAAGTTCTTCTCGTTGCAATCCAAGTTGTTGTTGTTGCAATGCTGTTTGCTGTTCAAACTGCGATCGTTGCAAAGCATAGTTTCTAGCCTGTTGTGCGCCTGAATATCGCTCTCGCAACTCTGCGGATGCAATACCTTCCCAATCAGCTGGCTGACCAGTAGTTACGCCAGTCTGACCAGCAAAAGTCCTAGTGCGACCTGCCCAAAATGGATCTAAAGCGTACCCGTTCATATCAGTTCTCCTATCGTGGCGTTACGGCTGAGGGAAGTACTTTATAAACCTCTGGCCCAATTACTTTATATAATAATCCTAGTCCTACAGGTCTAAATAGAGACACTCCAGTAACTACCATTCTAAATCCATGAAATATATGTGGTCCATACCCGACTGGTTTTATTGGAGAAACGTAACTGTGTGTAGATAAAGTCAAACTATATGTCAATGCCGTATCACCAGTATATTCACCCTCGCCATAGTGGGTAAGTGTAACCGTTCCGCTTCCGGAATATGATATAGGTTTAATGAATCGTATAGACGTTTTATTCATCCAACCTGCAAGAGGAGCATCACCAGTCTGACATACTGCGATTATACTTAAACCATCAAATGCAGTAGAAACGGCCTCAAGGTATTCCATGTATCCTGTTTCCAGAAATCCATAGTTTAATTTTTCACCAGTCGTTTTAGTGACGGTTATTCCATACGTTAATGGATTGCGACTAGACAGACTTGATCTCTCCATTCTAAACCATTTCCTTCTAATAAGATCATAGACGAACTCGTCATTTAAGTATTCTCCTGTAGCATAACTTTTACAATACAGGAAATGGTACTCTTTACGATTCTCATCATAAAATGCTGTAGACTTGTTTATGGAGAGAGAATATATTTGAGTAGTTGAGAACTCAGCAGATAGGTTAGACCATAACTTAAACCCGTCAGTAAATATTTCGTTAATATCCACATCAATGGGAGTGATAGTATTGCCATCAAACATAACTATACCAGCGCCAGCTTGCCAAATAGCGACATGCTTACTTAAACCTTGGGCTATTTCATATCCCAAACTGCACGATATTAATGTATGCGGAGCCACGCATCCTAACGTATCGGATATTTTGTAAGCAAAATAATTGGGTGGGGCGTTACCGTCTATTAACCATGTTTCGTTATTCTTAGTTAAAATCAAGTTATCGAATATCGTTCCACCGTATCTAGTGAATAGAGTAGTTCCGGCAGTAAGCGAAGGTGCATCCCCAATCTGGATTTCGCCTGAGTCCTGACCATTCCACACACATACTGTATTCCTTGCAGAATATATTACTTTATTTACTTTATCCGAACCTTCAGAACATAGAAACAACCTGTTCTGCCACATTACAGGGAACTTGTATCCACTTACACTTATTTGTGCTGGTATGCCTGTAATCGAATCCACATGAACGGTTGGACTAAGAGAACTGCTGAATACCAATTTATAAAAGTACAACTGATCCGAGTTGGAAAATGAAGTCTGCAATTCAGAAGATTCGCTAGGAGCATTCCACGATATGACTCCACTATGATTGAATGTCTTATTGCTTTGAAACGTTCCATCATCTAACGTTCCTACATTAACCCATGCCGCACCAGACCAATAGTATATAGTGCAATAGGCATTATTAGTATTGACATTGGTACTCCCAAGTATTACTTCAATAGCAGTCAACCTATCATAGAATCCCATAAGTACGTAATTGTCAGACTTAGAAGAATCTCCTGAAATTGTGGCAATGTCCGTAAGCAACCCAATCTTGAGACTTTCAGCTTGAAATGTACCGTGCTGACTTGATATTAATAAAGTACCAACCGCAGTCCCCGCTGCCCACGTGCCTGAAGTTATAATAACCTTTTCAACATACGCACTTGCGCCACTTACTGCTCCAGTAACCGTATCACCAACCTTCATCTCGTAAGTCCCACCGCTAGTGAACGACAAAATATTCCACGGTCCTACGTCTGCATAACTCGTATAGTCATCTGGATTGTACTCTTCCGCTAGAATATTGGTAGTAAGATCGGTATATTCAGCTAGAGTAGCATTGTAAATAAGGAACTTATAAGTAGTTCTTGGAACACCATCCCACAAATCAACGATTTGTTGAAATGGTGCATCTACAGTTACATAATAAACACCAATGTTGTTATCCGTGCCAGTAAATGTGAAATAATACCAATATGCCATTTTCTTAAACAATACTTTAGTCTTGGCTGCCGCCACGGTAGTAGAAGTAGTGGCTCCTATTAAGAACGAAATAGTCCCTGTTTTGGCAAGTGTAACGCCAGACGTAACCGTACCATCAGTCGAACTGGTTACTGCCGTCCATACAGAACCGTTCCAATAATTAACTGCAGAAGTGCTAGCCTGGGTATTCTTACTAGCTTCTAAAACATAGAACTTTACACCCGTAATAGGTCTAGTTGTACCTAAATACACATTAATGCCAGTAGATAAACTATACGCAACGACTGGGATAGTAAATGCACTTCCACTAGAATGCTGTGAGTTATCGCAAATTCTATACTCGTCCAGCAGACCATCAAAATAGTTCGTCCCATCATATCCGATATAAATTGAATTTGAATAATTTCTCATTCTCGATGTGCTACTCGTAACCGCTCTTTGAATTCCGTCAATATAGATATAAAAAGCATCCCCACTTTCGTCCAATTCAATATGATACCAGGTATTAATTGCGATACTGTTATCTGCGGTACTGAAATTCACTAAATTAGAACTCGTATCGTAATCGTATATTCTAAATGTAAGCCCGCCAGTAGCGTTGATATAGAATATCGCATAGTCGCCAACAACAGAATTGCCGGCAAAGTTGCCATTGGCTGCGGATATACCTTCTCGCCATTCTTCTGCTACAAACGTTCCACTCTGACTGGTAATATAGAAATGACCAGCAGCATTGCCGCCACCCCATGTACCAGTATCCACTGTTATTCTTACTATGTTGGCAGTCGCACTGCTTGTTATACCATTAATAGAATCACCCTGATGAGTTTCATATCCACCTTTTCCACCATTAGTAAATGAAATAACAGATGTATATTGAAAGTATAAAGGTCTAACCGCAGCAACATCATCTGCCCTTACTCTAGTCTCAATAGTGAAAGTGCCGCCAGTAAAATTGAAATGCTCATCATCTGCCAATGATAAGTATGCAGTCGTACCGTTGAACGATGCCGATCTTGACCCAAACACATAGTAAGTAGTATTAGTTGCTACATTGGTATTGGTAAAACTATGTGAATAAGTTGTAGAGTCTAATCCTATATCAGAAGCATTCTCAAAATGCAGTAATGCAATTGAATGTGAATCTATTCCACCAAACCGTTTCAATATGGCAACATTGTTAGTGTCCTGTAAATCGTTTGTGATCCTGTCAGTATAGTCATACTTGATGTTTGCATCATCAGGGTTGAAGTTAATAAAACCAGCACATCGGTATTCCACACCGCCCCAAATACAGGAATCCACTCCGTTAGTATAAGCAACACAACCATCCGGTGCTTGACTAAACTTTCCAATACCTGCACCAGAAGAATCTGTCCATAATGCAGTTGCACTAAACTGTCCTGTATTGCCTATTGCAGTTGTGTTCTCCAGAACTTGTGATGCGGTTTCAGCAGAATTGTATGCCTGCACAAGAACATGGGTTTCCACTGGCTTGTCTTTCTTGTAATGAATCGCACTTCTTGTTTTAAGATAAGTGGCATTTATTACGTTAGAGTTGATTTTAGTCATACCCGATACGCTCTTGATTCCCGTATCGGTATATCTCATATTGGTAAGAATAGAGAAGTCCCCTTCGCCAAGAGTGCATCTAGGCACACAAGGTCGCCATCTGCCTGTCAATGGTAATGCTACATACTGTAGAGGAGCATCCTTAGGCATATTACTTCTTTATAAAACTTACCTTAAATCCTTTCCTGTCAATAGCATCATTGAATGCCGTACCATACATCCTACATCCCATGTCCCACGTCTTGTACCAAGCATCACCGTAATTAGGTTCACGATCTCGATACTTGTACCGCCATGCAGCATAGGCAATTATGATTGGTTTGAAATGCGGTGCAAACTGGTAACTCTCGTATAGAGCATATACCGGATCGGGTTTTCTTATATAGTATACAGTAACTATATGACCTGCAGTTGTAGGAGGAGGATCTAATACTAAAGCAAACCGTCCTTGGGGAGCAATAGTATAAATATCGCTAGTACTCCAATCGTTATTTGTTCCATCAAACAATGCCGTGTAAACAGTGCTTGCAGTATCAGTTAAAACAACATACCCATTACTTCCGTCCGTTGGGTTTTGAACTGTATCTCCAGGATATACATTTGCAAGCGATCCTGAACCAGTAAGTAAACATTTCCCTCCTAAACCAGTAGTGGCACCATTTATGGCTGCCAATCCACTTACAGTAGACACGGGAGTATACGGAATTATCGCAAAACTGTTTGGAATTGACTGTGTGGTAGTATTATTTGCCAACACCATATTGTCGTAAGTGTCAGGATAGATAAAATAATAGTTGGTTCCATTGTAATACTTAATAAAGAAACTGCCATTACTGTCTTTCAAGTATAGTTTAAGGAAATCGTATGGCAACCTGTATGTTGTAGTGGATGCCAAAGTTGCAATCGTAGATGAAGTAGTAAAACAATCCGTCCGCATAGTCGTAGCGACTGCCGCTTCGTAAATATAGTCATAACTGGATTTATCATCAAGATATACAGAATCGGACTGTTCTGCAAGTGCTTGTCTTAACTCCCTAGTAAGAGTCTTGCCATCCATTTCACTTTTTCCTATTACCGAATGTTAATTTATTATCTTTTAAAACTTGATACAAACCTTCAGAAATCTGTTCAACTTGACCTTCATATAACCTATTTTTTCTTGGTAAGTATCGAGTATTTACTGCATGCACAATCTCATGTAGAAGACTTTGTTCTATTTCAGAACGTGCCTTTTTTTCGGTTTTAGAACTATGACTCGCAATCATAATCTCATGTTTATCATGATTAACCTCAGCTGCTAATTTATAATTCTTAAACGTGTATGGATATTTAACACGATAATCATATCCTGCTATTTTAACCTTTATAGGTATCTTCATGTTATTTATCCCGTCTTAGTATTTCTACATTGGACATCTCACCTAACATCCTTCGACTAAGTTTCCACATCTTAGATGCTTCATCACGACTGACTTTGCCATTCTTGATACTTATGTTACACTCTTTGGCAAGTTCGACTTCCGCCTCAGTCTTAATCTCAATACACGGCTCAGACATCCTTCGTGCTTCTTCATGTGCGTCCGCAGTACCACGTTCCATCTCAGATCGACTAAACATGGATATGCCAATCTTATTGCCTAGTTCCTTAGTCATCTTATGAACAGAATCCTGCTCAGTTGCAGTCAATTTAGGCATGTGTTCTTCTATTTTGGTTAATCGTTCTTTCTCTTGTGCCAATCTAGACTTGGTAATTTGCTTCTCGCTAGCAGGAACCATGTCCTGTTCGATCAGTCGTTCCTTGTGGCGAATAGATTCTTTGAGTTCGTCTATTTGCTGTGGATAGTACCATGCTGGAAACTCTGACTTGATTTTGCCCTTATCAGTCCTGTCTACATCACCAAATACTTTCATTAGGTTATCCCTTTCCTTTCTTAGTTTATGCTATTTTATTCTATGCTATTAGCATCTCTTCCCAAACTACTGATAATATTACTAATGGTGTAGTTCCTGCTGCCGCCACTCCCTGCATAACGAAACAGGTCGCTGGGGGAATCATTATTTCGCCTTCTACTAAGTCCTGACAAACAGAAACCCCAAGTGCAGTCGTTGCGAGGGCAGCACCCATGTTGTATGCTGGTCTAATAATGAGTGGAGTACCGGAAAGTGTGGAACCAGAAAATGCCCTGCCAGCTCCCCTTATTTGGCCTATCAGATCACTTACTGGAGTCAGTTCCGTTCCACCAGTAGGTACGGTTGCCTGTGGAGTAACAAAAGCATACACAATACTTCCTGCACCTAAAGTACCGGAAACATATCCAATTGAGGTTTTAAGAACAGCAAGGTTGTATCCTGAGTTTAATGGATTCAATACTGCCATTGGTGGAGTCGTGCTTAGTGCTGTTCCTGGGGCTACTCCTGCAACGGCAATAGATGCTGTAAACATCTTTCCACGAATACTTGCTTCTGAATACAGTGGATGAGCAGAAACGATAGTTATCGCTCCAGTGTTGTCCAATCGTAGTGGATTTACTGTTCCATCCGAAGCACTTATTAATCCAGTCCTTCCTTCACTTAACATTTTAAATCACTCCTTTCGTATTAACGATTTTCATAACCTCTAATGCCAGAACTGTGTCGCTCATGAGCTAACATGTCCTGGATATTATGTTCTTCTTGTATTAAGGCCAATTCCTCAAGTTCTTCATCTCTCGCTTCAACGCTGTCTACTGTGCTATCGCCAACTCCATGTATGCCAGTATCCAATAACGCATGTTCAGGCACGGGATCAGTTGGAGTGCCATGTGTATGATCTTCTCTTGCATAAGAAGTAGAAGTACCCACGTCTGCGGATGCACCAAACGAAGTTGAAGAAGCAACAGTCGATGCTGGGTTTACTATCACAGTTACACGAGATGCCTTTTTGACAGGTGGCACACTTTTGCTAACAACAGAAATGGAACTTACTACTTTGCCAGTAACTGTGTTTTGGTTAGACATTTACCTATTTTTATCCTTTTAGTTCTTAGTAATTATTTAATCTTGTCTATATCCTGTCCTCGAATAAAGTTTTTAGTCTGCCCACTCGAATCCTTTATTTTGCGTTCAAGATATTTCAACTTATCTAACTGTTCGTCAGTGATAGTCGTTCCCCATTCTTTCCGCATATTCTCTTCTTGCTCAGAACGGGTTTTGCCAAAGTGATCGTGCTTGCCCTTAATTATAATGTGAATAAGATTATCCCCCCTTGATAATTAGATTGCCATTCCTGAATCGCAAGAAGTCAATCCTATTTATGTACTTTCTAACTTCTTTAAATTTCTCTAAGGATTTATCTTTTTTCGGCTGAACCTTCTTTTCTTCACCTTTTCTTTGCATTCTTTTCCTCTTCTAAAAACTTTTCAACAAGACCAACTCTACCCTCTTCCATTTCGGCAGTCTTTAGAGATTCCAAAATTTCCTCACGGGTTTTTACTTTTTTTATTTCTTTCTTTAACATTTTTCTTCTCCCTTTCAAATAAGGGACGAGTTTCCCCGTCCCTTGTTTTTGCTAAATTGTTACGAAGCAAAACTATCAATTCCAGCTTCGTCATACAAAGCAGTACCAAATACACCAGATGTGCCAGCAACAAGACCAGTACATAGGGCATTAATATCAGCCGAACCGAAGTAGCAGTTCGCTACCATCCCGGTATTGGATGTTCCTGCAATCACCATGTAAACGGTATCGGTGTCAACACTGAAGTAGCAATCCCGAATTATCAGGTCCCAACAAGGAGCGGCAGTGTTTATTGGCGCAGTAGCCATATTGTAGGAGTTGCCACCAATAAATTCACAAGCCTGAATAACTGCTCTTTTAACCTGATTGGATGAACCGACTAACTGTATTCCACCAGTAGTACCATCATACTTCGACTGGAATCTGCAATTCACAATCTGGATGCCATCTCCACCATCAGAATAGAGTTTTGCTTCGCCTTTTACTTCACAGTTATAGATTGAAAATCCAGCAGATCCTTGTTGTGTCCAAGTAGCTCCATTGTTACGCAGGTTAATCGTATAGGTGCCTAGTTCAGAAAAGAAACCAATGTTCTCTATATGAAGAGCGGGAGCATCAACGGTAAGTTGTGTTGCGGTTGCAAATGTCCATCGCACACCAAGAAAGTCCGATGGTCTAGTGCGCTGTGTTACACCTATAAGGGACTTGTTTGCATTCGTAGCAGTAACCCCACTTCCACCACCACCACCAAGAGTAACTGATACATCTTCGCTGTAACGTGCGAAGCCAGTTCCTATAGTGTATGTCTTCGGACGAATGTAGATAACATCTCCAGCAGATGATATAGTTATTGCTTTCTGAATGGTTTTAAATGCATCTTCTGGAGTAGTCCCTACACTACCATCACTTCCACTATCACCATCCACAAAGTAATGGGTTGTCCAAGGATTTGAAAACCTACTCCCAACTAAGGGAACACCAAAACTTGAAACTCCATGTGGAAATCTTGTAATACTCATCTTGAACTCCTTATATTAGGACCATATCCCTGTCTTATGATATGGTTAGGGGAATCGCACCCTCCACTTACCCATTGTTGGAGAGAGTTCCCTCGTCAGGATACCCTCTCCCGTTAGTTAATGTAAGTCCTTGATATTATGAAACATTGTGGCCATAGACGAAACGCCAATCTAAAAACCCATTACCGAACCTACCATAGATGGATTCCTTAATCATAAAGGTTTCCCAATCTATAGTGTTATTTGTCTCAGGAGAAATTCGATTAATCCAGATCAAGAGTTTCTTCATCAGTTCCATATCAACCATGAACCAGTTGTTAGTGTCATAGTCATCCAAACGAAGATAAGGAATAACCTTGAACTGTTTGTAATGTACGTTAATCGTACCTTCAGCGGAGTTCAGTCCCTTTTCAGTCCCTACAATTTCCGTTGCAGTATAAACAAGATTGTCTGGCACAATCAAAGTGTCAGGATTGATGATAATGCGTTCGGAAACGTCGTTCCTGAACTTACGCATCAGGATTCTAGTTGCGGCTACTGAAGTCTTGCTCAATGCCGAAGTACCAGCATTAGAAAACCCGTTTGCAGTAGACGTTCCAGACTTGGTTGTATGTGCCGTATTGCATAGACTAAGGTTCTCCTCACTCGTCATAAAGTCAAACGAGTTACTAAAAGCATACGCAAACGGTCTAGCGGCAAACTTCTCTTCGACACGATGGTACGACTCGGCAAGTGCTTCTGCCCTAGAATCTAACGCCGGATACTTCTTGTCGTCCAGAAGTTTACGTTCATACTGGGTCGCACCAGCATATTCCTTGGGTTCTACCTTGATATGGTATCCAGGAGCAACCGAGAGGTACTCCAGTTTGCCAGTGAACTCAGGAATGTCAGGCAGTGATCCAATATCATAGAACTCTTCAAACGCACTGTCTGACTGAACTTTGCGGTAAAGAGTGTCTATCATAGAATACTTCTTATGAAGGTCAGCATATCGACCTTCGGTGACTTCACGCAGGCGTTTGTCCAGCAAACGCATGAATTGAGTTGATGTCATTGGGTTCATGTTATATCACCTCCCCTAAGCTCTGACCGCACAGAAGTGGTCGCCGTCAAATCTGAATACGACATACTCCTGATTGGCAGTAGATAGATCCAGATGAATCACCTGGATTGTCCAGTAGTTAGTTGCAGGATTCGCCGCTGTGTTGAAATACAACGCTTCTGCATCCGTCTGGACATAGGAATTTCCTACCATACGTAGAGGAACACGAACAAAAGTGTCACCAACTGCAATATCATAGGGGAAATACTGATCTGTCGTTACAACCGTAGAACTGGTATCGGTTGTATCTCTGTAGATACCCATATTGGCTCCACTACGACAATATACTGTAGTTAAATTGGCTACTGGAGTAGTAAAGTCAAATGCTGCCGATACCGTAAACCCTGCACCAGTAGTAGAAGCAGTCGATACGGTTCTAACAGTAGGACCAGTCCCGATGGCTGCATTTCTCAAATCGCCTTTGAGAACGGTGCATGGATCAATCAAAGCGACTTCTACCATTGCGGAATGATCTCCCCTTACGGCATACGGACCTTCACCACCAGCAAACTCGGTAGTAGAAGAGTGAGGATCAACCGCAGTAATATAGTCGCTATTAGAAGTTGTAGAAAATCCCGGTGTTCTTAAATTAGTACCAATGACAACTCCAAATGGTTGTTTCTTGTAAGTTGTAGCATTGATACCCGTAGCCTGTCCAAGGTTCATGACAGCATCGCAAAACGCACCGTCATAACCAGGAGTGACAAGCTGGCCGATATAAAGAGTCTCATAGGTAGAGCGGTCGGCACAGTCAACGTGATACCACATTCTAGCCGGAGACCCTCGAATTACTTGAAACATGTTAAACCTCCGTTTATTTCCAGTTTCGTGTTCCACAAAACGGGCAACCACCCGTAATTGTGGTAACGTAATGTGTTGAACCATCCGTATCGGTAAACGTTCCTACCGACACACCTGCAGTCGCATGAGCACCAGTGTCTAGTGTGTCACGCTGGATGTTGCATACGAACCCGCAATTCCAACAATGCCAATACTTGTTGGCATCCTCTCTCTCGCCATAAATAGGGAGAGAACGTTTTTGCCTTGGCAATTTGCGTTCGGAATAAACGGAATGTCTTGACCAGTCAGAAGGCATTATTTACCTCGAACAAGTCCTAATGGAATTTCGCCGGATAATGCAGTTTTGACACTTTCAGGAGACATCCCTGTTGCTTTAACAAACTCTTTTGCAAATTCATCCAGTTCTATTGGTGCCTCAACGGCACCCTTAGAAGTAGATCCTACTGTAGTACCAGTAGGTGCAATTGGAGTCTCGCCTTTGACGTTCGGTTTAGGTTTAAGTGGCACAGCCAGTTTTTTCCTAAGTACCGATGCCATAGCCTTGTTAAAGTTGACTTCCGCATCGAAAGATGGATTCTCAGACAGAATCTTATTAAATGCTTGAGGGTTACTAAATATCTCAGTAATAACCTCTTCGGCAAGTTTAGGATCTTCTATCTCGTTCTCCATCTTGCCAATTGCCTTAGCGTAGTTGGTCTGATACAATTCTATTGCCGATTGTCTTTTGCGATCCCTCACATCCAAGACACGTTCTACATCAGCAGGAGTAGATACAAATTCAGGAAGTTCACCACTATCCGTAGTATCGACTTGCTGTTGACTCGGCATTCGTACTTGACCAATTTGATCTAACTTATGAAGAATAGTGTCAAGAGATTCTTCAACCTTCTTAACTCTACGACCAAGGCGTGTCCGTTCAGCTTGATCCTCAGGTATAGTAGGTTGAACATCTAGTTTCACTTCTCCTTCAACTTTAGTTTCGACCTTTTCAGATTCCGCAGGGGAACCTTCACCTTTGATTAAGTCCTGATAAGCGGCATCAATCTCAGAATCGGAAACGGATTGCTTCTTATCCGGCTGTTCAGATGCTTTGCTGTCCACAGGATCTGCCATTGTGTAATACTCCTTTCGTTTTGATAATAAAAAAGGCCGTGATACTAACTTGTAGTACCTACGACCTTAGTTGTTCTAATAGCCTTATATTAAACTAAAACTTAATAGTCTCTGTCTTCTTGCATATTACAATATTGCCTGCCTCGAACTTGATTTCAAGACTGCCATAAAATTTACTTTCACACAGTTTCTTTATTAAGTCAAATAACTTATTAATCACTTGCTAAGGGTATCCTTGATTTCCTTGATCTTTTCCAAATATGTCTTCAACTTCTTTAACACATCTGGTATACGCTTGTCTTTAAGATATCGAAACTCTGCCATCTCCATATCGTTTGCTTTCTGTTTGTAGATTTTAGTTAATAAGTCGTCCATTCTGTCAATGTCATCACTTAACAATTGCTTACCGATATCATGGTTAAGAATAACATTAATTTGAGGATGGAGTTTGCCAAGTGTAGATAAAATCATTGCACCACGTTTACCTGCAATGTCTTTATACCTTTCTACTTCAGATAAGGTTATATTAAAATTAAATGTATCCACTACATACCCCTAACAGACTGTTCAAGTAACCCCATTGGTTGCATATTCTGGTTGCTGACCGGAGGTTGTCCTATATTCTTAGGCTGATTACTCGTTGCCTGCTGACCTTCCATCGGTGGCGGAACAGTCTCGTCTAATAGATGTTCTTTATAGTCGGGAAATTCCTTGTCAAACAACTCAAATGCCATCTTCAACAGATAGTTCAATAGCTTTGGAGTATTAGGATTAGGAACATTGACTACTCTGCCAACAAACTGGTCTATCATCTTGAGTTTGTTGTACTTATTGTACTCAGTCTCAATATTGGACGATACAGGAGTATAATTGTAGTCCTGATTTGGATCGAAGTCAGGTGCATCATCGCCCATCAGTTCGTATGCCGTCTTGGGATGGCAGAACTGGTACGTCATCTGCAACATCATCCAATAGAACTCGGAATGGAATGTGTACTCGTACGTAAGCGACTTGTAATTACTACGAATATTGCTACTGCTTTGAGCACCGGCGAATGCCGTAGCTGTCGTAGATGCCTTTTCGGGTATGTCTCCCATAGATGCGGGATAAACACTCGTTACTTGATGTCCCTTACCCATGAGCATATTGATCATTTCCAATGCGCCTTGGATATCGTCGCTTATCTTGAACTCCTGTATATCGTCAGGATTCTCAACTTCCATGACGTTTTCTGGTGCAAAGAAAATAGAAGTATTACCTTCTAAGGAAAACTTTCTGGCTTTAAGAGTAGGCAAAGTAGCTAGTTTAGTTCTATCCATAGCCATATTGAACATATCGTTAATGGCTTTCTCAGACTCACGAAGGTACTTGCCATCGCCAATACCAGTATCTTTGGTTGGATGGATGTAGCAAAGACCTCTTACTATTGGTCTATATGTTCTTCCCTTACTGTCTATGTACGGATTCAACTGAAACCTAATAAGTATTTTAGTGTTTCCAGTAATAACAAAAGTAATAATGCACTCTTTCAATTCCGATTTGTCTAACCTATCTCCAAAAGCGTCATATCCAGGAGATATTTCGTTCTTGTTCGATATACAAGGAAACTTTCCCCACCGTTCAATAGTGTCAAATGGTTTAATAGGAGTCTTGTTCGCATCGCTAGTATCCTCGTTCTTTTTTACCGTTTCCTTAGACGTTTCCGTCCCGCCAATGTTCTTAATAGCTTCTTTTACTAGATCGAGATTAATGTACCCACACTTCTCCTGGTTCTCAACTAAATCATCATAAGTTCGTTCACTACGAATTATTATGTATCGTTTATCTTGCAGGGAATAGACATACCTGTCATCAGTGAACACATTCCTTGGATCGACAATATCATAATTGAAAAAATCATAGATTGGTTCGGTTTCGTAAACAGGAATCTTATTAGTACGATACGCAGGAATCTGATTCTGCATATCAACCAATGGCCTTCCTTCAGTATCGACATTCAATGCTTCGTATTCGTCCTTATATCCTGCAATAACCTGTTTGGTTTTCTGATTCCATTCACATACGGCATATACCTGCCCAAATGTAGAATTAATAGTTCGACCACGAATGTACTTTTGATAATGATGAATATCCCTATTGTTAAGCATGGTATTGATTAACTTTTCGGCTGAACGGCATTTTACTTTATCTTCAGGGTTATTACCTTCTAATTTGGCCTTGACAAATTCCCTTGTCTGAAAGTATTGGTTTGCCCACCCACTCGCATCTGTAAGAATTATAGACGGCAATTCATTGAGTTTGTAATCCGCCATCCAATCATAATCTTTATCAGATCGTTTGCATTCCAAGATGTCTATAATAGACTCAAACTCTAAGTTAGATGCGTTCTGGTTTGTCTTAGAAGTACTGTACTCGTTAGTAACAATACTTGCGACTGCATTTTCAATGTCTTCTTTGAATTTGTGTTCTTCCATTTTAATTCCTAAATTATTCTAAATAAGAATTTTCTATTAAAAACTGCTAACAAGTCAATCCAACCGATGGCTTACAGCCACGGTTAATTTCTACGTTGTGTATCATCATTTAAATAATCCAAATCTTGATCAAGGAGGACACCATGAAAAGCAAACCAATAAAAAGCACGAATCCCAAACCAGAGACGGTAATAACGCTTCAACAAAAAATTATAAAACTTCAAATACAGATTGATGGTCTTAAGAATAAAGTACTCAAACTTGAGAATAAGACGTTGAAACAAGAACAAAAAATAATCAAACTTCAAACGGAGAATGAAAAATTGATACAACCCAAAGAGATAACACCTCTGGTTCTTAACCCTGTGGTAGAAAAAATGGTTAATGAATATCTTGAAAGAATAAAAAATCCTACACATAATAAATCTCCTGAAAAATAAAAAACCACACAACAAGTCAATCAACCAGACGGTGAAATAAACCCCGCCGGTTATTTATGGCGTTATACACTCATGCTTCGATAGTATGGTTCACGTCTTTTAATAAACGGTTCGCTAAACCTGCCAATGCTAAACCCGGGATGTTTGAATATGGCTTCATAGACCATTGGGAAATGACTCCATTTCTGTTCCGGCTTATCTTTCTCGTCCTTAGACACTAACATCTCACGATTAGTCCACTGTTCCCACCGCCAATTCTTAAAACTATTGATTGTCTCATGACACCTTCGGAATATCCATAATGTAGGTAAATACTCCTCCTTGCCATTGTTCTTTACAATTCTATTATTGAATGGTTTACCACACAACCTTGCATTCTTCAACCGCAACTTAATCTCATTCCTACCCTTAGCAGATTTGGTGTCCCACGTCTGCCAGTAGCCACCTGAACATATACCTTCACGCCTGAACTCGTAGAACGCTCTATTAATGTCATCTAATGGCGATAATCCAGTATTGGGTTGCTTCTTGGATGACCACGGATCTATTAACGATAACTTGTAATTGAACATCTGAGACTTATAAGCCAATTCTCTGCATATTTGCAACGTCACCATCTTGTCTGGTGAGGGATTGAACTCATCGTAGATAAACGCCTCATTCTGCGGTGATAATGCAATAAACCCGCATGCCCAAGGTACATGTTCGTGAAAATCTATACCCCTTGCATGTACCCATTCAGAGTGCATACCTCTATCGAAGTACTGGTTTCCATCTATCTGATGCACATCTACATCGAAGTCCTCAAAGATCTGACCCGTAGCCTGGCGAGATATGCCATACCTGCGAATGTCAATAATGTCCTCGGTATATATCTCCATGTCCTTAGAAATCTTCTCTGGAGTATAAATAGGATTGTCATCGGTAGCCCCCATCAGTATACAACAATCCAAGTCACCATCTGGATTCAAATAAGTATTAGGATATATCTTATTGAACCGGTCTTTGTACCGCTGTAATACTGGATCACTGCGAATGATTGTTTTTGCTCTACTGAACAAGTCATGGTGTTCCCAACCGATACCATAATCTGCTGGCGTAAGTGTGTAGATCAAATCTCCACTTGCAGAGAACAACCTTGGTATCTGTTCCTCAAAGAACGATCTGTCACTCTTCTCATCAAGCCATACTGAAAACCGCTGTACACCTGCCATGTCTCCCGTTTCTTGCTTGTAAGAAACAAACTCGAAATACACATCGGGTCCACCTTGAGGATCACGGACAGTTAATACGGGTTTACGAATAGTAATGTCTTTCTTAATATATCCAAGAGGTATTACTCGTTTAAGTGCAGGATACTGAGTGTTCTTAACTTCACCACCTTCAGGTTCAGCAGGCAAAACCGCAGATGCGCATCTTATGATCCTATATGGATTGTCGGGACGCATATTCTTGCTTGCAATAGGGTGTCTGCCCCATAGTCGCATCCAATAGTGATGTGCCACATCCTCAGTATTATGTGTTTTTAAACCACATGATGAATATATTTCACCATTAGTTGTGGTTATTGGAACAAATAAATCTTGCCCGCCTTTTTCTATTGATTTAATCCTAACCCAATTACCAGCAAAGTTTTTCCTAAACCTATTATGACTAAGTGTATCAATAGCATCCTTAAATTTACTTGGATACTTAGTCCAATCCAAAATGGATATTAGTTTTTCCAATCCAATTCCTGTTACTTTTACTCTCCAAAAATCATACTTACTTAACTTCATTCGTTCAGAAATAATCCACGATTGAATACCAAGTTTCCAAAGTATATACTGTAACTCGTATGCCTTTATTTTACTTTTACCAATACAAAATCCAATTTCCACAGATGGTAAAGACGACCAACCGTTCTTTCTTTTTCTTAGAAGTAAGTATCCATCACCATTAAAGTATCCCTTTATAAACTCTTCTAAAGAATGAGTATCACCATTAACAATAGAACCAAAACTTTCTTTCGATACTCCTAACGACAATATATATTCTTTTAGTCTATTATTTGTATGGTGATTTCTATCTGTTAAGTATAAATCATATCCATTACCTTTTTTTCTCCAAGATACTTTTAATTCTGGAAAAAGTTCTCTTGCTTCTTTCCATACTTCCTTTAGAAACACTAAATTACCATTAGTAAACTTAGGAGACTGTTTGTCATTTCCTAAATAACCATCGGAACATAAATAACCAAGTAACTTTGCCCCTTGGATAGAAATACTTTCCAAATCAAAACTACTAGAAGGAGAAAATAAAACATACTTACCAACAGTAAGATTTTCTAATGGGATAAACCTTGCTGTTTTATCATTGACATTTCCGTAATCTTTACACCAAAATGGATGTTCTTTATTACATTTAATGCTTACTCCATTTGAAAATTTTACTTCATAGACATCATCCTCAAATGGTTCGCCAACTAATGCTTCCCCACCCAGAATTAAGTCTCCAGTTTTAATATCTTCTGCAAACTTAATTCCAGATGGGGTATAGACTACTGAATTTATTGAAAAACACTTTCCTTTTTGGTTGCCGGTGAACAGACAGATTATCTTCTCCTGGCGAGCGAGGAACTGCTTGTAGAACCACGTCATCTGGTGGTTGAAGAAACCAGCCCAGTCGTTGAAAAACTTCTTGTCTGTCTCACTTAATGGTATGTTGCTAAGATCCACTTATTCCTCACTTATTAGACAGAATATTACCATTACTGCCCGTACCAAGATTCTTCAGTAAGTATGAAATAGCTCCAGCAACACCCACCAATAAGATAGTCTTCCAATCAAAATCAAGACTTCCTGCCTGAATTGATTGATAGATAATCGTTAGGGGAGCTGTAAGAATTGCAATAATTAGACCTCTCCAGAAGTCACTTAACTTCAAGGTTCCAAGTTTTGTAAACATATTATACTCCTTACCACCGTATGAGTGGATGACCTGAAAAACCCAATAGCAGGTTTATCAGAAAGATTAATGCGATAAGACCGATTATAACCTTTGCAACCTTGTTAAATGGTTCGGGAAGACCCACGTACCCGATAAACCACCACAATAGCCAGAATATCAGGCCAACAATAACAAGGGTGATTAAAACGCTTAACAATGAACTTCCAGCAATCATGTAATTCTCCTTTACAAATTAGGATCAATTGGAATTGACTTCAACGCTTCGATGTCTTCCAATGTCGGATCTTTAGTCGCCCACTGATTCAGAAGGCGAATCAGTTCTGGTACGCCGTAATTGACTATTATGGTGATAATGTAAATTACCAGTTTCCAATTCTTATCCATGTTTCACCTCCCTTAAGGTTTAACCGTTTCGGGAATCTTGATTCCCTTTGATAGTATGAAATCTCGCAGAATATTAGCTACACCCTGGGCTAATTCCAAAGATCTTTCAACTTCTATCTTGGTCCCTTCACCTTTTTTGTACTTGGCGAGAACATCTACTGCCTTTTGATAGTTAGTATAGAAGGTATTTGCATAGCCTTTGCCTTTTTGGAAATCAGCCTCATTAACAACTTTGTCGTTGTATGCCTGCTTAAATGACAGCCATGCCATATTGTAGGTAGATGCCATCGTCCCTAATGTCTGATAACTTGCACTAGTAAATCCCACATCGGGAAGTCCTAGGGTTGCACAAGATGTCAGTAGTGCGAAAACCGCACAGAATCCCAACATGAATGACAGTGGATTAATTAACCTTCTGTACATATTGTCTCCTTTCATTTGTTTTTTAACACATTAATAAGTTCTTTTATATGTACTCCGAATAGAGGTTCATCTTTTTCTATACCTAAAGCAGTTCCACAAAAATGACAATAACTTACTTGTGGGTTTTCATCTACTAAATTTTTACAATTTACTTCTTTTGGTTCATCGAAACAACCTTTAAATTCATTCTCACCGTTTGAAAGACAACTTATTTGTCCCCATCCAACACCACATTTATAGGAGGAGTTAAGATTCTTTGTACAAAAACGAATCATTTAATTGCTCCTTTCCAGATAAGATCCTCCTTTACAAGGAGGTTACTAAATTCAACCCAAATCCCTTCTGCCAGTTTAGTCGCCTCTTCTTCAGTGTACTCCTTATAATCACGTATTGGCATTGTCGCATAACCGTAGTCGTGTATATAAGAATAGTAAATCTTTTGAACACCATCATAGTAAACGTAAAAGATATTCTCCAAATCCAGAGTTTTGCCTATGACTATGTAGTCTCCTTGGTCATATCGGTAAAGAAATCCATAGTAGATACCAAACTCTGTAAGTTGCAAAGGAAACTGGTTGGTATGGATAAACTCATGATCACCGTTGGAGTTTACTGTACCAAATTTCAAAGCGAAGTTCTTGGCTTCAACGAATGGTTTTGATTGAGCCATTATTGAAGATGGAATCAAAATCAAACAAGATAGAAATAAAATACAAAATAACTTTTTCATTATTGAATACCTGCCCCAGTTGGAGCCATAACTGGTTTAAGTCTGTGATCATACCAGGCACCAGACCATAACCTAATTGACTCTACGGATGCGTTATAAGCACTAATGCGAAATAGAACTAACTTTGTTTCAATCACATTGGTATAGGTATGGGTTGTGACGTTTCCTACATCTAATCCCGTTCCCCAAGTGACTCCATTATCTTCAGATTTGTAAATCTTGTATCCAGTAGCACCAATTGATGCATCCCATCTTAAAACTACATCTGCTGCAAAACATGAAGTTGGAAATAGTAAAATCAATCCAATGACAATTAACTTTTTCATTTCTTCTCCTCGTTCTTGGGAACTCTCCTAATTTTGAATTTAGCGCCATCCCAAATTGGGATGTGGTCGTATTCTATTTCTTTACCCTTGAGTTTTCTAATCTTTAGCCAAGTTTTAATCTTTTTAATTGGATGTACCATATACCTATTTCCTTAAATTATCTACCAGTAATAGTTTCCCATATTTTTGAAAGTAAGTTCTTCTTCTTATCCCCTTCAACCTTGCTAATTTTAGCCTTAGTATAATCTAACAAGGTTTCAATAGGTTGCTTTGCACCACATGGTTTCAATGGATCTTCATCATGGTAACATATGTGCCATGTGGCTTTGTCGGTTGGCTCTTCCTCTTTCTTCCCAGGTTTTATTTTTTGGGCATATTTTTGAATTAAAATTGCCGAATCTCGAACAGTGATTATTGCGTCGTGCAACTCTTTTGGAACTTGTCCGGTCTTGGCATCTATCGGGACAGTCAATGGATTGTCGAAAATCCGAAGCATACTCATAATCCATACCTCGCTTTTGTGGCATTATAGATTTCAAGACTTGTTTTGCCCGAATAATTGTTGAATGTTCCATTGTAAACCTGTAAAAAGTCAATAAGTCCACTAAAGAAGGCTGATGTATGATTATTATACACTCCAATATTGCAGTAAGTTGAAAAGGTTATAGCAGTTTCATAAGTATCGCCAAAAGGTCCAATAAGAGCATTACCATCTAAACGAATATAAGCTCCTACATTCCGATCTATTTCATAGGATAAAAAGTGCCAAGATCCGTCACAATCCACATGGGGGAGACTAAAAATATCGTAGTAATAATTTGATCCCCCAGGAGCAGTTTGAACATAGTCAGACCAAGTACCGTATGCATCCTCAGCAAGTTGGTAGGCACTAAAAATAAGAATAGCTCCACCCATTGAAAGGATCATATATAGAGTTTGCGAAACATAAGTTGGATTTATCCACGCCATAGCTGCATAATCGTTCGTACCTGGACTAAGATTTGATGCAAATGGGACATCTATGTAGTCATCTGTCTGGAAAAACATTCCAATGGTCTGTGGAGTAGCACCATAGATAGTGCCATTGTTTCCATTGCCTGAATGATCAAATGCTAATGGGTCTAATGTGTAATCATGATATAATACACAATCAGACCCAACTCTCAAGAATCTAGGTTTCCAAAGTCTTTTCATGTTGTTGAAATTGCTCTCGTATATTTAATTTCAACCCTTGCTACTCCTACATCCTGAGCATAGGTATCGTCAGCATCACTAACATCTCGATACAACTTCAGCAATGCTGTCTCACCAGCTAGAAGGCTGGTTATGGTAACATCGGCAGACCAAGCCGTTGCTACTCTATCGTACTGGGCATCGGTTCTCGCTGTAATGCTGGATTTAACCGCTGTTCCAAGACTCGCACCCAATCCGTCTCCATCACCAATAGAAGCACCCTGAAGGAAAAATGCCCATCCTTCATTCGACGGTCCAGTTGCATTTATTATGAAACCAATTACTCTGAATGAAATTGTAGTTCCACTCAAATCAACTGGGACTTCCCAATTAATAAGCAAATCCTCATCAGTTGTACTATCAAAATTCCTAACTGGTACCTTATTGGTACTAGTTAAAATGGTTGTAGCCTGGGGAGGTGCTGCCCCTTCTAACATGAATTCAACTTCGATATTCTCGGTTTCTTTAATTGAAACTGGAACATAATCCGTCCCTGCCACCGCTGCACTTATTGTTCCACTCGTACCTTTGTAAAGTCCAGTAATGTTACTTACAGTAGTAAGACCTTTGCCAAAGTTGGCAAGACTCACTTTTCGATCAACCGGAGCCGTAGCAGGAGCATCTGTAGTATAAACTAAACTATCTGATGCTGGAGCAGTGTCTTCTGTTAAGTCTATAAGTTTGGTATCTGGCATATTTTACCCATTCAAAAGCAGTGCATCCCCTGTATTTAGTAATAGATTGTCCCCAGTATTTAGTAAAAGATTATTCCCAGGGTGTAGATCTCCTCCTTCACTTGGAGTCACTCCTCGTATTGTGGGAATACTTGGGACAGTTGGACTTCCAGCTATATAGGAGACTAGGAAGAGTGTTCCGAGAATTAAATTTAACAACTTTGGTTCCATCCTTCTTCTTAAACAGATCCTCCATCTGTTATTGACCAACTATGTGTGCTAATAAGATGAGTCCTTCCTGCTTCGGCTGCACCACCAGCAGTGTATTTACTGTTTCCGGCACGAAACCAAACACTACTTTGTACTGCCTGAGCACTCCACGCAATCAACATAGCATCATAGTTAATTGTGGAAAGCGCAGCACCAACAAGTATCCAATCCATAGTACGTACCTTTGATACATTCCATAAACTGAGATCTTGATTAAATATGGAAGCGTTATAGAAAGATTGTGACATGTCTATTACATTTGATGTGTTCCAACTTCCTATATTTTGGTTAAATGCAGTATCGCCCTCAAACATTCTATCCATAAGTTGTAGACTTGATGTATCCCACAAACCAATATTTGGATTAAATGCAGTGGCATTACAAAACATCTGCGACATAACCGTTACATTCGATACATCCCAAGCTGTAATATCCTGATTAAGTAAAGTAGCATCACAGAACATAATAGACATGACTGTTATATTTGATACATCCCATTCGTTCATACGAGGAATTGTTGTAAGAGAAGAGCAATAACCAAAAAATTCATGAAAAGTGGTCATTCCAGAAATATCCAATAAATCAGCAGCAGTAATGGTCAGATTTGTGCAACCGTAAAAATAAGACCCTACATTACCCAGTCTAAGCGGTCCCCAATTACTAATATTTAGTATCTTTAAACAATCCCATGTACCGTCAAACATCCATCCAGTGATCGTACCTGTTATTTGCACCGTATATGTTCCAGCAGTAGGATAGGTGTGGGTTACTGCCGGGTCATTCCACGCTGTGATATGGCTAGATGTCTCGTCACCCCAATTCACTATGAAATCATACGTTCCACTTGCAACAAGAGGCAACATAATCTGATTTGAATTTGAATAACCAGTATTGTTAGTCTTCCACTGAGATACAAATCCAGATGACGAATTAAGTCCAGGGATAGAAGTAATTTTTGGCATATTTGGAATTACCTTTGTATCTGCCATATATATCTAGTATTCTACCAAAGACCTCTAGGATTTCATTTAAAAATATCACTAAACAAAATTAGAAGAAGTATTGAATATTGACCACTCCAGCCGAACTGGCAACATAGTCAATTACCTTAAACCTAGAAATGTCTCCAATGTTCAGTAAAAGAATGGAACTGCCGTCTTTCATAGGAAGTCCGACCAAAGAGGTCTGGTCTGGAGTGCCTCCCCCGTAATCCACCAACACAGTGTTCGTCAGAACCGAAACCAAAGCGCATTTTGCGGGAGACCCTTTTGGGAATGCATACAAGTCCGAAGCTGGAGCGATTGTCGGAAGCAAAGTAAATGTTCCATCGTTAGTACCAGCCCCCACTTTCCAGTTCTCACCACTCGTCCAGTTAGTCGTACCGGCGACAGGATGAAACTTGCTTCTCAACCTCATCGTACCCACCATGTCCCCGGCCGCCCACGAAGTTCCAGTTGCGGTGATGGAAACCACTTGGGATACCACTCCACTCGTTGCTCCGACGATCCAGTCTCCCACCTTAGTCTCCGTGGTGTTCCCCCCACTCGTGAATGCTACCGTCCATTCGGTGTAATAGTAGCAATTCGGCAAAGTTCCAATGGCGACATTCCCAGGGACTATCTTCTGACTGGTAAGATGCTCACCCCAATATTCAAGAACTAACATTGTGTACCTCCAATACTATATATGATTACTTTTTAGACTTTTTAGTCTTATTGACTTTCTTAGGAAACTTCTTGCCCTTCTTGGCTTTGCTACCGTACTCCTTCAAATGCGTACGTAACTCAGTCA